CACGTAAGGCGCCAGCTCCTGATCGGAAATCTCGCGCTTGATCGCGCCACGAATATAGGTCGGCACAATCGCCCGTTGAATGTAATCAGGCAGCCCGCTGAACGCCGCTTCATGCTGACGCACATGCTGCACGAACGGCGAACCCCAGGGCGACAGCGCCACCGGGTCAATCAGCGTCAGGCTGCGGTAATCCTTGCCATTGAGCAGATGCGCGCGCAACACAGTGGCGCCGCCGAAATCGTGTGCCACCACGTCTGGCCGTTCCAGGCCCCAGTGCTCCAGCAATTGCGCCAACAGTTGGTTTTGCACGCCCAGCGATACATCGTCGTCCGGCTGTGCGGACTGCCCGTAACCCAGCAAGTCGAAGTAATACACCCGGTGCGTGGTGATGAAGTGCGGCGCGATCCGGTGCCACACATGAGAAGAGAAGGGCGTGCCATGCACGAACACCAGCGGCGGACCGTCGCCACGTACGGCGTAGCGAACGGAGTGCCCGTTGAAACGATAGGTCTGAGCCAGCGGCCAGTCAGTCATGGGGGCGTCCTCTTGGCGTGTGCGAGCCCAAAAGCATAGGCATAAAAAAACAGCCATTGAAGGCTGTTTCTCTATTCACTGACGAAACGCATTTCCCTTTGCGGGAGCGTCCGTGCCTGGGATCGGCTTACTCACCGCGATAGATGCAACCGCTGGTGCAGGTCTCGTGGATGCGGATCGCGCTGAGTTCCGGCAACAACGGCTTCAACTCATTCCAGATCCACTTGGCCAGCACTTCGCTGGTCGGGTTTTCCAGGCCGGGAATGTCGTTCAGGTAGTTGTGGTCCAGGCGCTCGTACAGCGGCTTGAAGATTTCTTTGATTTCCGAGAAATCGCGGATCCAGCCGGTGTGCGGATCGAGGTCGCCGCTCAGGTGAATCGCCACTTTGAACGAGTGACCGTGCAGGCGGCCGCACTTGTGGCCGTCCGGTACGTGGGGCAGGCGATGGGCGGATTCGAAGGTAAATTCTTTGAAGATTTCCACGGTATGACCTGTAAGGCTTGAATTTAGAGGGTTTGTCGCGAGGAGTTGTTTTTGGTGTACTGATCAATGTACTGATTGGTCGTTGCTGGGGGCAGATCGATCATCCATTGAGCGATGGCTGACTGGCGCCAAGCGACTGAGTTGGGACCTATTCTAACCTGTTTTGGGAAGGTGCCTTCCCTGATGCGACGATAAACCGTGTTACGGCCCAGGCCGGTGGTGTGCAACACCTCGTCGAGGCGCAGGAAGCGGTCAATGGTCTCTGTCGTTGATTTGTTCATCTAAACCCTCTCCACTCGTTTCGTCAGTCCTGCGCGTGTTGGCCCAGATCTGCTTATGTACTGCCAGTGCATCGGAAGCGCATTTTCGCGCCGCGCCGTCGCTCGAAGAATCGAGGATTGTCATCAGCGCTTCGCGGAATCCCTCGACTGCACAGATTACGTTTCCAAGCTCCGTTATCGCCTCGGCATTGCCGTAAAACGTATGCATGCGGTGGTTATCGCCATAGCCGCACCATTTTTCGGTTTTGGCCTTCAGGTCATTGAGTTGCCCGGCGATATGTTCCTCCAGCGATACCTGGTCGCGCTGCCAGTCTCGATCATCGTGGACATAGCCGAACCGGGCGCACAGGCTCCGGTGGAAGTTCTTGAAGCTGGCGTGCGTTTCCTGAAACAGGTTTCTCATGGCTTCACCTCGGCGCCGTAATCACCAAGTGCTTCGATCTGTGCAGAGCGCCATTCGGTATATGCTGCCCAGTTGGTGAAGTACTGCTGCTCCGGTAGCGATTTGATGGCCGTTGCAAATCCATTCCTGAAGCCATCGGCATCAGCATTGGCGATATCGGTGGTGGTGTAGCAGGGGATCGAGCCGCCACGAAGGTGCTCGATCATCTGCGCCTGCTGTGCGCCTGTCGCTTTCAGCCCGACAATCTCCCAGTCCTTCTGGGTCATGTTTTCGAGTGCTTCTTTAGCGCTTTGGCGTTCGCTCATGATTTTCTCCAGGTAGCAGCCGACACCCGCGCCCAGCGCTCTTTGGTGACGATGATGAAGTTGCGGATTCCGGTCAGGACCGGGTGCATCTCGCCGTCGAACTCGACGAATTGACCGGTCTTGCGGTGCTCAGGCTGGCGGTCGATAACATCGAGCAGCTTGCCGACGGCGCCGTCTGGTCTGCGTTCGTGCACATCAATGCTGGACATGGCGTTCTGCCTCAATTCGTCTTTGGATGCCTGTCCGGTAACTCTCAGGCCGTTCTGCCGCGGTACGCTGGATGTTCGCGATGACCCGCTCGACGCCGCCGAATATCGGATCTACCAAACGCCCGGCCTCGATCAACTGATCAGCCAGGTTCCAGCCTTCTCTTTCTTCAATGCGAGACATAGGGATGCTCCGGCCGCGCGCGGCGGCAAGCAGGGATAAATGGGGCGGGGTTACTTGCGGCGCTGGAATTCAGTGCAGCGGACGATCACGGTCTGAGCGTCCCGGGCGAGCGCCGGCATGGTGCTGAAGGGAAGGTGGCTGCAATTGCGGTGGGCGTGGACGCAGGTGCGACACATACCGCCTTTGGGTTGGTGAGTCATTGCGTCACCCTCTTGAACTCGACGACCCAGACCCAAGGGTTGGCGGCCCAGTCGCCACCGGTGGATTCCCAAAGGTGGCGCCATGCAGTTCGCAAGGTCGGACGGCCATCAGCACCTGAGCCGGCATGGCACATGTCGTACCGGTCCTGCCCATCTGACAGCGCATCGAGATCAATCCCCTCAGCTTCGATCTCGTTATCGCTGATGTCCTGCAACCGTTCGACGCGTACGTCGGTGATTTCCAGAATGATGCGGCTGGCCCAGCGCGGCATGTGGATGCTCGGCTTCCAAACTGACTGATCGGTTTCATATGGGGTCAGCCCGTCGGCGGCGTACACCAGCGTGCCGTCGTCGCGTGCCTCGCTCACATCCAAGTCGTCCGGTTTGAGGTAGGGTCCGCACATGACCTCGTTGTGATCGCAGTACCACGTCTCGCGCACCCATAGGCGATCGCCTCGCCGTCCATAGGGGCAGCCGCCGTACATGACCAGTTCAGCCGCGCATTTCTCCTCAGTTGCACCGAAAGCAGCGAACCCCCAGCGCGGATGGTCTTGAACAACGGCGATCCACTGGTGTTCCGGTGAGTCAGATTTGCTGCGGCTCGGGATCTGGTTGCCTTTGACCAGCCGGCGCGTGACCGTTTTCTGCCCGGACAAAATCGCGCGAACCATGGACCCGCTGAAAAGAATGGGCCGCTCTTTATGGAAGGGTTCAGGAGCCGGGCGTGGCTTGGCCATTTTCGCCAAACATCGCTTGCAGCTGACAAAGTCGCGCTGGTGGGTGCCGTCCCACTCAACTTCGGATTCTTCGTTCAGGCCGCAGGCCGAGAGCGCCCAGCGCTCGTTATCCTGAGTGCAACCTGAGTCGACGATCAGGTGGTTTTTTCTGGGCATGAGTCGTCCTTGCCGCTATAGCGGCTGACTTTGAAGGGAAGGGAGTTACTGCGAAATTGCGAGAGGGGCGATCAGCTTGCGCTGGATTGATTCAGCTCATCGGCCTTGCGAAAGCACTCAACCGGGAAGTCAGCGTATTCAGCGCAGGAACAGGCATCGCCGCAGCGTTCGGTGCGATGCTCAGGCTTCAGCAGGCCATGCTCTACTGCAAGCTCCTGAATCTGTGCCCCGTCGGCGTCGCAGCCTTCAAGCGCGATATCAATCATGGCATTGGCGAAATTGCGCAAGCTCACCACCGCTACCGGCGCGGGCTGCTCGCGATACAGGGTGCAGTGTCCATCTTCCTCGCAAAGAGTCTGATCAAGATCAGCGATCAGAAGTACAGCACCTTCGAATAGTTCGGCGGTGCCTCCTTCAAGCAGCCATTCCGGTTCAAGGCCACCATCTTCATCATCTCGCAGCACTGCGACCGCTGTCAGTGGCACCGGCTCTTGGCGCTCGACGACTGGGGCGGCGAGTAGGGCGCGCAGCTCTCGTTTCATGTTTGCAACCAGGGCGTAATCGCACAAATGATCCTGCACGCCGACTTGGTTCAAAGCGCGCTCAAGGCGCTCCGCCAGTTTCCGGTCGATTTCGAGTTTGTTGGTCATAGCCCATCAGCTCCTTCGCCGCATATGCATTTTGGAAATCGGTCACAGCACTTTTTATCGCTTGCTCCTGATTCGGTGGGTTTATGCTTGAGAAATTCGTTGATCTTTACGGCCGTGTCAGAAGAAATCATTATCCAGAGCCGTGGATCATCTTGAAGTGCGCTGAAGACTTCGGTCGCGATCGCATTCCGCTGCTCGGCGGCTACTCTTCTACCTGCATGCGCTCTGACATCTGCTTCTCGATCTGCCAGCTCTTCCCGCAGCGCAGCCTCACGGGCCAGTGCGGCGTCGAAGTCGTTTGCATAGACGTATTCGCCTGCCGCACCTTTGAATCGGTATCTCTTCACATCATCCATCTCAAGATCTCCTGCCAATCTGCAATCATCGATAGCCCGACAAGGGCGGCGTAGTGTTCTGGTAATGACCTTGCTTATTTCTTCGGGTAGGTCTTGGTCAGCGCGCCGTTTACTGCGTGGCCGCGCCGCAGGACGACGTTGGCCAGCTTCTCCCGGTCTTTCTCGCTGTGACTGGCCTGACTGAGCAGGCCGAAGTAGCTGTTGGCGGTTTCGCGCAGATCTTCGGCCGGTGCAGCAGCGGTGCGCTTCAGTGCCTGGGCCAGTGACCGCTTACGGGTTGATCGGCGCCACGGCTTGATGACGTGGCCAACGAAGTCGACGCCGCGATCCACGGGCTGGAGGATAGTTTTGCTCGGGTTCAGTTTGGCGCCGAGGCTGGGCAGAAACGCTTCAACCTCTGCCAGCCAGGCGTTGAGCTGTTGTGGTGACTCGTGCAGGAACACGAAATCATCGACGTAGCGGACGTAATGCTTGGCGCCCAACCGGTGCTTGGCGAACTGATCCAGCGCATCGAGGTACACATTGGCGAAGAACTGCGACGACAGGTTGCCGATGGGCAGGCCAAGCCGGGCAGGTTGCGCGGTGAGCCGCTTGTGCTGCGGTACCCGGTTGAACAGATGGGCCGGGCTGCGCACCTCGTAGTCTTCGCGAGGGTCGTGCATAAGGATCTGTTCGGCGAGTGCCAGCCACCAGGGCTCGGTGATCTTGGCGGCCAGCTGCTTGCGCAGAACCTCTTTGTCGATCGCGACGAAGAAGTTGGCCAGGTCCAGCTTGAGATACCAGCATGGCTTCGACCAGTTCTGACTGGCACTGCGGATCTTCGCCTCAAGCCGGGTGGCGGCGTACAGCGTGCCGCGCCCGGGAATGCACGCGCAACTGTCAGCTATGAAGCTGGCGTAGAAGCGCGGGACCACACGGTTGTACAGCAGGTGGTGGACGACGCGGTCCCGGAAGGCAGCGGCCCAAACCTCTCGGGCTTTCGGTCGGGTGACCACGAAGCATATCGAGCGGCCTGGCCGGTAGGCGCCGGCGATCAGGTCGTCGTGTAGGCCGATCAGGTTGCGCTCCAGGTCCATTTCGAAAGCCAATGCACTGGCGCTGTTGCGCTTCGAGCGGCGGCAGTCGTAATAGGCCTGAACAAGCTCGCTGAACGGGTAGGGACCAACATTCGAATCTGCGGACGGGGCGGACGCGCGCGGTGTTGTTCTTGTCGTTGTTGTTCTGATTGCCATCATCGAAGTTCATGTTGAATGCGTTGTTGGCGGAGCGCTGCGACCTATCGTGCTATCTACGTCGCCAAGCCGAAGGCAGAGCCGATCAGCAAGGAAACTGCGCGAGACCTGCACGGACTCTTTAGGCCGTCGGTATCTCTGATGCGCATGGCGGTGACCCAGAGGTCAGCGGCACGACCAGATTCAATTCGCACAGACCTGAAAGCCGTGACTCTCAGATGGCGGGCGCGGTTGGGGTGGCGCGTTTCCAGGCAGTGGCCTGTTTACCGATCGAGGAAGTAACCTCTATCGAAGTGGCATGCTGCCCGACACTGATGAACCGACTCTCCTTGAAGAGTCGCATCAGGAACTCGATGACCTGGACCTTCTCTACCAGCAGGGTCAGGTGTGGGTGCTTGTCCCGGGTCGAGTTGGCCCGGGCAATCAACATCAGCACGTCGATGCACTCATCGATGACGCGCTTCCCGAGAGACTGCTTGAGATCTCGGGGGATGTTGCGGGTGAGGTTCGTCGCCATCTGGAGCAGGCCCAGTGACACCTTGTAGATGCTCAATTCTGTATGCATTCCCATTGCGGTGAATCTCCATGAAGAGCAACCGGCCGCAAGCGGCCGGATTAAATAAGCAAATTAATCAATCAATTGACTGCGGACGGGGCGGACGCGCGCGGTGACGCTCTTGGCGAGGTTGAGCTGAGTGCCATCAACGAAGGTCATGTAGAATGCGGTGTAGGCGGAGCGCTGCGAAGATGACCAGTACCAGGTTGGCTTGAAGGCTTCAGCGCTGCCAGCCTGAAAGACGGCCAACGTGGTCTGTGCTGGCGACTCTTCGGTGTGCAGCAGCCCGACAGGCTCGCTGTTCGGGTTGTCACCGCTGCGTCCGTATTGCCAGTTCGTTTCGGTGGTCGGCTTGAAATGGCGGTACTGCAGCTCCTGCACGTCACGCGCCGGGATCGCCCAGTCGGTATGTCCACCGATATCCAGCGCCATAACCTTCTGTGCCAGTTCGCTGCCTGCGGCTGCCATGGCTTCGGTGTTGGCCCGACTGCTGGTGAAGCTGTCGGCGCCTTCGATCTTCACGCCGTACTCGCCCCAGGCACCGACCAGTTCGTGAGCCGCACCGACGGTGATGTTCAGGTAACGTTTGCCGGTGCCCGGGTCACGGGTGATGCCGGTGAAGAACCCGCCACCGAAAGGCTGGCCGATTTCCGGGAGGATGGCTGCTGGTGCGACTTGCTCTGCTGCGGACATGGTCTTTCCTCTTTTCGAAGGCAACAAAAAAGGCGCTGCTGCGCCCCGGTGCCGGATCAAGAACGGATGAATGAAGGATTAAATAAAGTATCTGCGGACGGGGCGGACGCGCGCGGTGGCGTCCTTGCCGTAGTAGTCCTGACCGCCACCACCGAAGTGCATGCCGAACGCGCCGTTGGCGGAGCGCTGCGAAGATGACCAGTACCAGGTGTCTTTCGCGAACAGGTCCGGCACGTTCACCCAGCAGTGGTACAGCTCGGCACAGGCGGGCAGGTAGAAGTCCGTGTGTCCGTCGGCGGTGTATTCATCAGCGGCCTCTGCTGCAGGATGACCTCCATCAGCCAGCAGGATGACGCTGTTCGCGTGTCCGTCAGTCTTGCTGGTGGCGCCTGATTCTTTGCCGCGATTTCCCCACTCATGGTCACCAACATCATTGGCAGCGATGATCAGATAGTGCGCAGGGACATCGCCGCGAGCTGGTATGAACCCACCGTTGAAACCGCCTTGGCCTGGCCATTCTGTGCCGAGCGCGGGAACACCTGCTGCGACCTGGACAGGTTGAACATTGGCCGCCGGCGGCAGGGTCTGGGCGAGCAGGCTAGCCATCAGCACCTGCACCATCCGCTCAGAGGTTCCTTTGATCTTGAGGCCGTCAGCCTCAATGGAAATCGTTTTGGTCTTCATTGTGTGTTCCTTACGAGGTGAGGTGCGGTGATTGGCTGGCGCGCTTCATTGAACGAAGCTCGCCTTGGAATGTTTTGCGGTGGAAGCCGATATGGCGCTCGACGTCGTGCCAGGTTGAACCGGCGGCGCGCATGTCGAGCGCCATCGTCAGGTACTCAGTCGTGAGCTGTTTGGGCTTGCCCTTGTTGCCGAGCACGATCCCGGCGGCGTTGAGGTAGCGCACGACGGTCGGGTATGAACAGCCGACTGCGGCGGCGATGTCGTCAATCGAATTGCCCTCTGCGTGCATGTTGAAAATCAGCCCGACCGAGTCAGGCGATAACTTGGCTGTCATGCTCATTCCTCCGTGCGTGTTCCCGCTGCCGGGCTTTGCTGCATTTGTCATGGTTGCCTTTGGTGCGCGGGCGCTGACAGTAGGAGCAGAAAAAGTGAAGCTCCATGTAGCCCGCGGCGAGCTTTCCTTTGGATGACATAGGGCCTCCCGGAAGGGTGAGGTTGAGTTGGAAGGGGGTGGGGTTAGGCGGCTGGCAGCGAATCGTGAAACACATCCATCTGCGCTGCGCCGTCGAGCCAGGCCGCCGCGATCCGGCGCTCGGCCATGGCGGCGTACTCTGGATTGAGCTCGCAAAGCACTGACTTGCGACCCTCCTGCATGGCGACCACCGCCGTGGTACCGGCACCGCCGAACGGGTCGAGTACAACACCGCCGCGAGGGGCCCCGGCCAGAATGCATGGCCGGATCAGGTCGGGCGGGAAGGTAGCGAAGTGGGCGCCCTTGAAGCTGTGTGTCGGTACCGTCCAGACGGTGCGCTTGTTTCGCTCGTTCGGCATCACCGCAAGGGCGGAATTCATTGACTCGTTGTCTTTGATCCGGCCCCGGCCGCGCTCATCACCGTCGGTGCCATGGCCCCAGCCAACGCCGTTCGATTTCCTGGCCACCGCCTTCATGTTACCGTTGCTCTTGGCCCCGCCGTTGGCCCGGTCGCTGCCGATCTGTGCGAGGACATCTTGCGAAAGCCGGTTGTGAGTGTTCGGCGAACAGGGTTCGAGGATCGCGCCTTGGTCGAAGTAGTACTTCTGCGATTTGCTGAGCAGGAAAATGTATTCGTGCGACTTAGTGCACCGGTCTCGTACGCTTTCTGGCATCGGGTTCGGCTTGTGCCAGATGATGTCCTGACGCAGGTACCAGCCGTCATCTTGGAGTGCAAAGGCCAGCCGCCAAGGCATCCCCATCATGTCCTTGACCTTGATCCCTTCTGCCAGCGGTGCACGATCTGGCGAGACGGCAGCTCTATCACGTCGAAATGACAGATTCCCCGTTGAGCGCGCCGCATAGCTGTCACCCATGTTCACCCAAGCTGTGCCGTCGTTGCGGAGTACTCGGCGCACTTCGCGGAACACTTCGACCAGCCGCCCGATGAACTCGCCCGGTGTTTGCTCGAGGCCGATCTGCCCGTCAACACCGTAATCCCGCAGCCCGAAGTAGGGCGGGCTGGTTACGCAGCACTGCACTGACTGGTCGGGCAGAGTCCGCATCATGTCGATGCAGTCGCCGACCAGTATCTGATGGGAAGGGGTCATGAGTGATTTCCAGTCAGGCGCCGCCCTCCGTAACCGGATGCGACAGATGGGTTTGGTTATTCGTCGTTGCAGATGCGCAGCGATTCGCGCTGATAGGCGATAGCCAGTTTTGCCGACACGTTTTCACTGATTATGATTTCGTGTCGCGGCGGGGCCAGAAGCGGAGCGGACTTTTGAGGCCCTAACGCATGAAGGTGGTGAATCATCAGCGTAATGGCTTCGCCCTGTTCCTCGATGCCGCTCCAGGTCATCAGATCAGCCAGTGCCTGACGTGTGCCGGCCATGCAGTGCAGCCTGATTTCTTCCTCGCCGCGAGTCTTTCGCCTCGCCGCAGTCTTGGCTGAGCGCTCTTTTGGTTCGGCTGCCATGGTCACTCCTGCTTCGGCTCCTTTGGAAAGAGGGCCGGATGAGGCCCTGCTCTGCGCTTCGGGTAGTCGATATTGAACTTGGCCAGGATGCGGATGAATGGCTTGAACGTGAGCCCGGTCTGTTCCATGGCCTTGCTGCGGGTCAGTCCGATCTCCATGAAGGCCTTGATGCGCTCGGCCAGCTTCGCGTCATTCGCATCGTCGATAACTCCACGCTTTTGACCGCGTGAGCCCTTGTAGTCGGCCGGCTGGAACTTGAACCCATGTTCCTTCGCGATGGAATACAGGACCTTTCGTGACAGCCCGGTGCGCAGGATTACCTGGGAGTAGTTCATTGTCGCGGCGAGTTTCTTGACGCGCTCTACGAGTTCGGCGCGGTCCTTTGCGGCAATGGCGGCCCGCTCTTCGCGCTCAATCTCGCGCAGGGTCATTTTGGTTGGTTTATGGAGCGCAGCCGCAGGCTCGGCCGCTGCTGGTTTGGGCATCTTCTTCTTCGGTGGCGGCTCATGCCTAACCGGCGGCGGAATGAAGCTCGGACCCTGCAATACCTCAATAGTCCCTCCTTTGTTCAAGAAGGCCTCCTGAAGCAGGGCCAGTTCGTGGCGTTGAGGGTCGAGCATCTGGATCATGCTGAGTTCGGTGCTGACGTATGCGTTCATGCTGCCACCTGCTCCAGGATTACCCCCGGCACGTTGAATTCAGAACCTTGAGCATCGACAAGATCATCAAGACCCTGCCAGTTGACAGTCAGCACGCTGATGGGTGCCTGGCCGGCCGCTACAGCCTTCACCAGCGCTTCAAGGTCGGTCACCCGTGCTTCGAGCTTCATCGGCTTTGGCTGAACCTTGGCCGATGGGGTCACTGCCGAAACGCGCGGTGCAGACTGCTCAGTTCTCACGGATGGCTGAGCGACGGCTACCGGCTCGACCTGCTTCGCCTTTTCAGCATCGGCGATCTTCTGCAGCTCTTCTTCGCGAATGCGCTTGCGAGTGGCTTCGGCTTTCTCTTCCTCGGCTTTATCGTGCTCCGAGATCCGGAACTTGATCAGCGTCACCAGGTCATCATTGGCTTTGGTCACCAACTGCTGAATATCGCTGAACAGGAACGCGTGATCGGCGGCCAGTTCCGCAAGACTGGTCAGGTTCAAGCGAATGCAGTCGGCGGACTGGCTGGCATCGATCTTCGCCCTGGCCAGCTCGGTATCGACGGCGTCCTGCAAGCTGGCAATGGTGCGCTTGTTCTTCATGGCGCCAAGGAAGTCGGAGGCGACTGTTGGCATGACAACTTTGCCCAGGGTCTTGTTGATTGCTGCGATGTGATCGGCCAGCGCCTGCTCGGCCTTTTGCTTGATGTTCGACTTGACCAGCAGTTCTTGCGCCTTCACCAACTTGTCTACTTTCAGGCGGGTTTCGCGGGCATGTGCCGAGATGCGGTCCAGAGACGAGAACAGTTCGTCGATGGTGGCGGTTTGCGACAAGGCCTGCTTCTTGGCTGCTGCGACCGCCTCTTCGACATCGCCGCACCACTTAACGGCCTTTTTTGCGTCAGCGAAGTCTTGATCAGTCGTCAGTTCGGTTTTCACCGAATCGATGACCGCCAGCGCCGATTGCTCGAACACTTTCAGGTTGCTGGCGGTAACCATGCCGGTCAGCTCGATGCGCAGCGCTGGCAGCTCGTCAGGCGCCTTGCCGACGACGATTGAAGGCGCGTCGGCCATTTCAAAGTTCGCCAGATCAGCCTCGAACTGCTTCCAGCCTTCGACCAACTGCTCGGCGCGACCGGCGACTGGGCGATATTCCATGCTGACGAAGTTCTCGGCGGTGCCGTCCGAGCAAACGAAGATCACGCGCTCGGCGCCGCTGACCAGAAGTTGCTGCTCAAGCTGCCAGTAGTAGTGGGGGGTGAGATCTTCAGCCTTCACCTGGGCGACGAGCGATTCGTTCCACAGCTTGTGCTCGAACAGCGTCTCGCCGAGCATCGTTGCGCCATCCATAGAGGCCAGCAGGTTGCCCAGCGTGCCAACCACTGGGTACAGCTCTTCGCCTATCTGCACTTCAACCAGCGGGCGGGCCGCTGCTTCGGTAGCGTGACCCTTGTCGAAGATGTACTGCTGCGACGGGGTTACCTCGGCGACGATGCCGGTCTTCTTCATCGTCAGCAGCTCGGTGCGGGTCTGGTACTTCGATGCGCCCATCATTGCCGGGGCTTCGGATGCGGTGAAGTGCTTGGCGCGCAGTGCATGCCACTCGGCGGAGCCTTGGGCAACGTTATGAATTTTCATGCTGCGTCTCCATCGATGGCTTTGAGGTTGGTGATGGTTTCGATCTGCGCCGGGCTCAGCGCGTACTTACTGCGGATGGTCGAGATCAAGTGTTCAGGGCTGGTGCGCCCAGAGTCGATCAATGGCTGCCACTTGACGACGTTCTCTTTCAGCAACTCGTCCGGGTAGCCTGGCAGCGCTTCCGGTTCGGGCTGGGCCTGCTGGACTGGCGTTACGTCGCGCGGAGTTTCTTCGAAGGCCTTGCCTTCCATCTCGTCCGCTGTCGGAGCAGAGCCGACTTCAGGGAACGCCTTTCGCAAGGCCTGGGCCTCGGCGCACTTGGCGAGCTGGGCAAAGGCGCGGCGCTTCCACATCGCATTCGGTGCCACGCTGTCTTTGCTGGAGGTCGCGTAGTTTTCAAGCCAGCGCTCGTTGGCGGTGAACTCGGCGACAAGCCCGTTGGACATTTGGCGTTTTACGGTCACCCGACACCATTCCGGGTAGGTGACGTCGACACCCGCAAGCTTCGTGGTGATCGAAGGTCCGTATTCTGGGTCGCTGATCCCGGCATACTGCCCGGTGCGCGCGGCCTGAATGCGGTACAGGCCGATCCCCGGCATTACCGTGTCCTGCATCTTTTTCGTGTCTTTGTTCCAGATCGGCACGATGTGAACAGGTTTTAACATCGGGTCCAGGTGCGCAGCCTGGCAGTAGGCCAAGACCATAACGACCGAGTTGTGTGCGGCGCCTGGGTACAAGCTGCTGCTCAAAACCTCAACGAGTGCCGTCTCTGATAGCGCGGGTAAGTTGTCGGCCTGCTTCATTACTGCGGACATGGGGAGTTCCTTCCGCCATGCAGGCGGCGTATGAGTTCGAGTTATTGAGTGAGGAGGGGATATCAGGTCACAAACGGTCTGGGTTAGCCCGCTTGGCTAGGTCTCCACAGACAGCCTTGCAGGTGAAGGACCAGCTCCTATTCGCCCTGATTGGCGGTGATGTCTTATCGCGCTCTTGCCGCCTTGCGCGTCTGGGCCATCCAGTTAAGGCCCTCCCAGCGAGGGTGAATTACTGCGTGAGCTGGCTGACGTAGGAGCTGGCCAGCATGACGAAGGTGGTGCCGAGGAGGACAACAGCTGAGCCACGCCAAATAACGAGGCGTTTGGCGCGCTGGTAGCTAGTCACCAGCCACCGCCTCAGCCAAGCTGATCTTCTTCCACGATGGCGGCAGTTTCACAGCTGCGATCTTGCCATCGTCGTTGGCCTGCAAGATGCTCAGGATCATGTGTTCCATACCCTGAGGAACCTTAGCGTTGCAAAGCTGGCCGTCGACCTCGATGATGATTTGCACGATCGAGATGTTCATCGCGACACCGAGATAGGAAGCTCAATGCGCCGCGGCTCGCCGTTCTCTTTGAACAGGCTGTACTGCATGAGCAGGATGGTCAGGCCGAAAGCGAGGATCCAGTAGAAGGTTTTCATGGCTATTTCCCCTTGTACCGAACCGGCACGAACGTGTACTGCTCCTGTCCGTGGTGATGGACAGACCAGAACTCCATATCGATGCGGTTCATCAGTTCTTGGAATGTGTAGACGCGGGTGGCTAGGCGTTTCATGAGTTCGACTCCTTCTCCTGCTTGGCTTTGATTGCGCAGTCGGCGTGCTGGGTCCGCCATTGGCCTTGATGGCGCTCAAAGTGACCTGCACCTGGTGGTACGTTGCCGTGGCACCGGTAGCAGACGCCTGCGTACTTGTTCCTCATGGCATCACCTTGCAGGTCCACCGGCCCGAGCATTTGCATGGCTGGTCGATCCACTTCACATCGACCAGAAACAAGAAACCCTGATTTCTCAGGGCCTCGACGATTCCTTCAAATGATCCGGCGATGATGGTCATGTCGCATCTCCTTGCCTGGTGCGCACGGCAATGCGCCGGACGCGCTCGCAGTAGTGGTTGAACTCTTCAGGGTCGATGGCATTGATCGAGAAGTAGGCGACTACAAGGGTTTCTGCTCTGGCCTCATCAACATCGCCGGCGCCCGGGAGCAACATGGTGTCGATTGCCGAATCGATGGCGTTCACCGCGATTTCATGATGATTCACAGGTCGACTCCACATCGTCTTCTGCGGCTTCGCGCTGGGCTGCTACTGCGTCGGTAGCGTGGTCGCGCAGGAACTCGGCGGCGATCTCTTCCAGGCACTGGCGTGGCTGTTCGTTGCCGAGCAGATACTTGGCGTGAGTGACGGCCTCGCTTTGGCTACCGACGATCACGCTCAAGACCAACCTGGCGAACGAATCTCGGTCGTCCAACCCGTCGATCTGGCGCTCATTCAGGTAGAGCTGCAGGTAGGTCGCGTACTGGGCAGCAGTCACCTTCTGCGGAGTACCACGGCGGCGCTTCCAAGTAACATCGCAACCGCGAACCAGCTGCTCCGCCGAATATTCCAACCATTCCCGCTCTTCTTCCGTCTCGCTGACTTCAGGAGGCAACTGCGCATCGTGCCAAGCCTGACAAATCTTCAATGCTGCGTTCATGGTCGCCTCCAGGATCAACGTATTGATTCGTAACCGCCGCCATCACTGGCGCCGAAATCCATGTCGGACATGCCGTCCAGAATGTCATCTCCAACAGCTTCAGCGTTTCTGCGTTCGGTGCGCCGATCCTGAAATGCGGCGTTCTGGCCGGTGCGTTTTTCCTGCTTGCTGGCCTTGCAGGACTTGGAACAGAACTTTCCCCAGCCGCGCTTGCGGTCAGCAATTCGCGCACTGAAGGTGCCTTTGCACCATGCGCAACTCACATCAACTGTTGCAGCCATGGCGACCTCCAGTGTTTGGTTAGGCGATATACCCGCCCGGCATAGTGGTAACGACCTTCCGAGGTGCGTCATGCATCCGGCCTTTTGCGCAGTCGTGGACGTCGGGGCGGGGCTTGCGGGGGAGGAGTGCGGTTGTGCGCTTCATGGCGGCTATACCTACGGGATCGAAGACAATAAAAAGCCCGGACGAACCGGGCTTTACCACCTTACGTAACGACCGGGCGCATGAGGCGTCGGATCGTGGCTGTCTGTCACATGGCTGCAAATCCTCCGCGCTACTGGGATGCAAAGGCTTTATTCATGGTCATCGCCTGCATCGGAAGTGATTGAGGAATGGAGCCGATCCCATTCGCAATTTGGCCAGCTTGGAATTGATCCTGCCGGGCGGGTTGCGCTCAATCTATGGCTGAGCCGCCTCAATCACTTCCGATGCACTCTCCATCACCATGGAGATATCGGGCCGCTTTGCGTCCGGCCGACGTGCACGGAAATCAAAAGCAATAAACGAATAATCAAATAGGCAATCTGCGGACGGGGCGGACGCGCGCGGTGAGGCCCTTGTCGCTGGTGTTCTGACCGCCAACATCGAAGTTCATGATGAACGCGTTGTCGGCGGAGCGCTGCGAACTTGACCAGTACCAAGTCTTCTCGAAGTGTTCGGCGATGGTCTGCCAGGCGTGATTCAGTTCGCCAATACTTGGTAGGTAGAAGTCGTGGCGACCGTCGGCGGAGTGATTGCCGGCTGCCTCTGCTGCCGGGAACGATCCATCAGCCTCAAGCAGGGTCGTGGTGTTCAGGATGCCGTTGACCTTGCTGGTGGCGGCGGTCTCGGTACCGTACTCGCCCCAGGCATGCTCACCGATGTCTTCGTCGGCGAAGATCAGGTGGTAAAGCTCGCCATCCTCACCCTGCCGGATGCCGGCGTAGATTCCGCCTTGCCCCGCCCAGTAAGTGCCGATCGCCGGAACGTCGCTGTTCGCCGCCGGCGCCTTGGCTTGCTCGCCGCCAAGAACCATGTTCGCAAACATCAGCACCAGCGCCTTGTCGGGGCTGCTGATCGTCGATTCGCCGCAAGTGATATGAGTCATCATGTTCTGTGCTCCTTGTCTGGTCGGCGCTCAGATAGCGCTGGATGCTTGAGTGTTGAGCTGTTCTTGTTCGGCTTCTGTCGGATAGCGTTTGGGACCGGCCAGCATTTTCACCAGCCATGGCAGCAGGACGTTCCGGGTGAAGCTGATGCGGGATTTCTCAGCCATGGCTGTATTGCTCCTCAGTAGTCGCAAATGTGGTGGTAGACAGGTTCGGGCTTGGCCGATTTGGTTTCGGTGGTCATGAGGTAAAGCATGAACAGGGCAAACATTTCGTCTTGCTCCTCTGCTTTCAAACGCGCATGAAAAAGCCCGCGAAGTGCGGGCTCTTGTGAATCGTCGCCGGTTACTGCTTGGCGAGGTTGATCAGGCGTTTAGCTTCGAGCGCAGCCATGTCTTCGTCGCGCTCTGGCGACCACTCAGAATCGGGGTAGTCGCGCTCAGCATGTCTTGCCTCTGCATATGCCGAATACAGTGCCTCAAGAGCCGCCAGCAGCTCCGGCGCCATCTTCTGCAATTCTTTCTTGTCCATGGGGAATCCTCTGTTCGCTTCCAAATGCAGCTTAGGGGTTTTAAGCCGCATTTGTGAAACAAACAGATGGCCAGCCTGAAACAGCAGGCCGCCATCTGATATCCGGTCGCTCTCTACTGGAGGCAGCGACCGGTTGAAGCATCAAGTTTGTATCCTGGGTATCGCTCAGTATGGTTGTGGGTTTTTGGCGGGGAAGTCAGCGCCAGAACACTGCGACCCCGGTGGATGTTCGCCAGCGCTCACGCACTTGCGTCAGTGGATCGGTTGGCAGGCCGTCATCAGGTGGCGGTTCTGGCCGCGCATGGCTGAGCGCTGCGCCGATCAGGATGATCTGGAGCATGGTGTTCTCCGGTTTGGGTGTAATGCAGATGCCCGGTGCTGATCTCCGGGTTGAGAGTCATGCCGAGGTCAACGGCTTGCGCCTACCTCAATACCAGTTATTACGAGCCGGTACCGCGCGGGCATAAAATAGTACTTAGCCGGTCAGCGCTCACTCTCGGAACTGTTAGTTTTCAAACCTGCCCATCAGCCTGGGCGTGCATCCGCATCGGGGTGTGATCTGGCCGGCGCTGATCTCCGGCTTAAGGTGTCGATCCTTGCCTTTAACCGACATCAGCCGGTGGACTCATCGACATTTTCTTCGCTTGCGCTTCTCGCATCAGCCTGCGCATTCAGATCACACCCCGATGCGCTCTCATAGAGAGGATCGGGCAGTTAACGACAGGCTGTCGTGGCGTTGGTTGTTGCTTTCAACTCTTCACGCGCTTTAAGCATTTCTGCTTCTTTTGCAAGGAATACCTCGTAGGCCAGTTCTGGCGTAGGGAATCTGCCAAGCATTGTTCGCTTCCCATCGAAAGTTATGCCTGCTCGCCAGTTCTTCCTGCGCGGATCCCAGAAAACGCCACGGAAGCCAGATTTATTGGCTTTCGTTAACGCTCGATTTCGGCAGTTTTCCGATTTCGTGCATTCGCGCAAATTGAGAATTCGGTTATCGCTTTTGACTTGGTTGATATGGTCAACCTCGCCCGAAGGCCATCTTCCATAGTGGATGGCAAACGCGATTCGATGTGCGAGATAAAAGCTATTGCTGATGCAGACCTTTACGTACCCGCGATTTGTGGCTGCGCCGGCAACCTGACCTATAGAGCGAGTCAAGCTGCCAATCTTCCAGTGAAGTAAGCCAGTGTCTTGGTCGTACGACAGGAGCGACCTGAGCAGATCAATTTCAACGTCGTCTTTCATAACTGTTGGCATGAGTTCCTCTTGCTTTCCGCGCTGCACTCGATGAATGCAGCCTGGAGAGCATCCGGCCCACCCATGGCGAGCCGGTAATCTCTAAATCTTTCTCTCCAGCCGCGGGCCTTTCGGCTTGTTCTCCCGCTGGATAACTTGTCTTGGCGCTTTACGCTGCGCGCCCGGGGTAGTTGCCACCCCTCTGAGTCGTTAAGGCCGACTCATCGCTGCCTTTCCTGCTGGGCCGGTGGTGATCCGGCAAGGGGTGTCGCTAAAGATCTGGCGGGCTTTTCAGTCCCTGGCGCCTCGGTGTTCTGTGGCGTTGAACAGAATTTAGCTCGCTGCTAAAGATCGGTCAATAGCTTGTCGCTAAATAGTTGAAGAAAATTTAGCTAAAGGATAAAAGGTAGGCGTGACTGGTCTGAGCCTGTAGAGAAATAAATCTCGGCTCTTAAGAGAAAAAAGACGGGAGGCTGTGATGGCTGGTGTGAAAGTTAGGGCAGGGGTTGAAGCGAAGTGGGCGGATCAGGAGGTAAAGAAGAACGTCACCAGCGCTGGCGAATTGGCCGCATTGGCGGTTCGGCTTCTGGTAGAGGAGGTGGGGACTGATGCCGCGAGGCAGCTGATCCGCGACGAACTGGGAGTCTATCGAACGGATTACAAGGGCGCCGGGGTTGACCAGCGCACTGCCAGAAAGGAAGGGTAGGGCGTTACAGCGTTCTGCCGCGCCCACGGGTTGGGCGAATCGTGGACCACCAGAAAACGAAACCAATAATTCGGATAGATTCAGCAACCTCGTCAGCCGAGTAAATTTCGTCAGGGTGCTCTTCTGAGTTCTCTGACCGAAGGCGCAATCCACCGCCCGGCTGGCGATAGAGGTACTTCACCCGCAGCATGCCGCTGTGCTCGATCGCGTAAATCTCCCCGTCGATGATGTTGGTGGTTCCCTTGTCGATTCCTACCGTGGAGCCGTCCAGGATAAGGCGTGACATGCTGTTGCCCGCCACGGTCGCCGCCATCGCATTGGCCGGCTCTACTCCGGCATCTCTTAATGTCGATCTTGAAAGCCTGATGCACCGCCCTGGAATGGCTTGGACTGAAGTAGCTCCATTGCCCGCAGAAATCTCGACTTCCTTATACAAGGGCACTTCAACCTCCTCACTCTCCAGTGGCGTGTCGCTACCCCAAGGTGAAATCTCCCCTATCAGGTGCAACTCACTCTCCCGGGCTATCGGCAGCTGGAAGACATTGTTTAGCTCGGAGTGATCGGCGGTATCGTGCACCTGGTCAAGCCATCCGTGCGGCAACAGCTCGGCCATCTCCACTCGGCGCGCCATGACGTCGCCCACGCTGCGAGTGGCGTTCTCCGACAGCATCTGGCTCAGGTAGGACGGCGAAGTCCCCCACAGCTCTGCGCACACAGCCTTAGATCGTCCCTTCAGCAGGGCGACCATGTTTGTTCGGCGAATCGATTTGATATCCATGCCGCCAAGGTTACAGCCCGGCGCTAACTTTGAAATATACAAGTGGCTAAACTCCTGCTTGCCTTAAGTTTAGCGGTGCGCTAAATTCTCCTCGTATTCAAAGGAGAATTCCCATGTCCACCCAAGTCCGAGACTGGCTAAACAGCCATACAGACGATGAGCGAACCGCTTTGGCGGACTCCGCCGGCACGTCTGTTGGTTACCTCTGGCAGCTCGCCGGTGGCCATAGAAAGGCATCCGTAGAGCTAGCCGCGCGCCTCAACAAGAGCAGCAAAGGCGTCCTCACTCTCGAGGGTTTGCGCCCCGATCTTCACGAGCTTCTTTCTCAGCCCAAGCGCCGTCGCAACGCCGCCTAACCCATTACCCACCGCAAGGATTCAACCTATGTCCTATGACAACCCCCGTCACACCAAGGACCGAGAAATAAAGTCTCGCTATGACGATGAGACATACGAGGCGCTGAAAGCGCTCGCCAGGCTCCACAAATTGCAACTCGCCGTGTTCGTACGAATGTGCGTCGAAGAGAAGCTGGAAAGCATCGTTGAACGGGATGTTACCTCTCATCGCACATCGGCCTGAAGGCCCTAAAGGAGGCCTTTGTGCCTGAAACCACGATATGCCATGGCATTGATGGGGATCTTTACGAAAAGCTTGAGCGGCTGGCAAAACAGGAAGGAATAACGCCAGAGGAATACGCGGCGGCGCTCGGTAAAGAATCTCTCATTGAAAAGTCCAGGCCAAAAGGAGCCCGAAAGATTCGGCTTCTTCCAGTAGTGAAACGAGACCCTAACGTGGACTCAAGAGGCCCTCAAAAGGGCAGGCGAGGGACTGATGAGACCCATGACTAGACCAGACACCAAATCGAAGACGAAAAAAAACCGGGGCGCAATCCCGGTTTCTTTCGTTGCATTTGAAACAACTCTGTGAGGCCGATTATGCATATCTACAACCGAGTTGTACAGGGCCTGAATAAGTCTGCGACACGTTTTGTTGAATCTGAAAATGTGTCGCGCACTAATACAGAACGATCTCCCTCCGCCGATCACCAGCGCCGCCCCTGCTCCAGTTCACAGGGGGCAGCATGATGGCCAGAGCACGCAACATCAAACCGGGATTTTTCACCAATGAAGTCCTGGCAGATCTTCCTCCTTTTGATCGTCTTCTGTTCATCGGTCTGTGGTGCCTTGCTGATCGCGAAGGCCGACTGGAAGAACGTCCGAAGCGCATCAAGATGGAGTTGTTTCCGTGTGACTCCTACGACGTTTCTGCCGGGCTCGAATCCCTTGCAAACAATGGCTTTGTCGATCGCTACCAGGTTGGCGAGCTTTCCATTCTCGAGATACTGAGCTTCCAGAAACATCAGCGGCCACACGGCACGGAGAAGGACAGCGTCCTGCCGGACAAGAACGGATTCCTGACGATTAATGACAGGAAAGCCAATGGTGTTGTTACCGGCACCGCGAGGCGCATCCACGTTGACTCACCGGAGCTTAACGTTAAGAAACAGTTATCTAACGTTAATCCACCGTTAGATAACGCCCTGATACCTGATCCACTGATACCTGAAGAACACAACACACTAGGCGCGGGCGTTGAAACTTCAATCGACCCAAAGTCCCCGTGCGAGATGACCCTTGAGTGGCAGCCTGATGAAAAGCTGCTGAAGGCTTATGCATTGCGCATGGCGCTTCCTGTCAACGCTTTTACGGATGAAGCAACAGCCGCATTCGTCTGCCACTACTCGGCATCGGGCCGCTTCGAGACCCAGGCGTCTTGGGTGAGCCTGCTGGTGAAGTGGGTCAAGCGTGATTTCGCCTCAGCCAGCAACGTTCGCCCATTCCCTGTTCGTCGCCAGTCCAACGAACCTGACTTCGACAGCAGTGCGTGGGCCGAAGGCCTTGTGGTGACCACATGAAGCCAGTCAACCAGCTCATGGCGACCATGGGCAACCTGCCGGCTGCCAGTGATGCCCAGCCGCTGCCAGTGATGCCACAGACAGCCGAGGTCGTGAACGATCTGTTCCGCCGCCTGCGCGGGATCTTTCCGGCATGGCGTCAGGCCTGGCCGTCGACTGAGGCATTGGACGCTGCCAAAGCCGAGTGGATCAAGGAATTCGCCGCCGTCGGTATTCGCACCCTGGAGCAGATCGAGTTCGGTGTGCAGAAGTGCCGCAAGCTCAGCAAGCCGTTCGCGCCGAGTGTGGGTGAGTTCATCGCGATGTGCACGCCAAGCGCTGAGGACTTCGGCATGCCGTCCCCAGCAGACGCATGGATGGAAGCTTTGATCGGCACCTACAGCCATGAGGGCGTTCACATCGCCGCCAACGAGACCGGGATCTTTGACCTGCGCGCCGCCAAGCAGGAAGACAAATCGCTTCGGGCTCGCTTCGACCGGGCCTACGCGATCGTCATCCGCCGCGCTCAGGAAGGCCAGCCGCTGGACGGGAAGATCCTCACCGGCATCGGCCACGACAGCCAGAAGACCGCCTTCGAATTGGCCAACGAACTGGCCGACCAACAAACCCAAGCCCGAATCATTCAGCAAGGCATCCCGGCCGACGGCAAGTCTGCCCGCGCACTGCTGCTCGCGAAATTCGGCAAGAACAAGACTCAGGAGCTTTCCCAATGACCGACAAGATGCGTGAAGAGTACGAGGCGTGGGTGCTGAGTGAATACCCAAACCAAAACATGGGCCAGTTCACCGACGGCGAGTACTTCAGCACGACGATCCAGTACTGCTGGCTCGCATGGCAGGCATCGCGCCTTCCTTCCGGTGTCGTATCAGCAACTGCATGGCGTGTGATCGACGCCAAAGGCAAGCGGTTCACCGTTTACAACAAGGACTTGGCGATGGCTATCAGCGATGCGGGGCTGCACGTTGCTCCGATGTGTGACGTTCCGCCAGAGGGCTGGGAGTGCAGTCGTGTTTCGGGGCATGAGGGTCCGTGCGCGGCATTCGAGGTGACGCCATGAGCGATTACGAAAAGCTGAAGGCTCTGGCCGAGGCCGCCAAGAACGACTGCGGCGACTATGTCGCGCTAAATGATTACGGGATGGCAGTACCGCCAGCAGTGGTACTTGAGTTGATCGCCGACCTGGAGCGCAACCAACGCATGCTTCTGGCGGCTGCTTGCGACATTGGCGCGATTGGTAAGGCACTCAAGGCCGACATGAACGCTGACGGGGATGAGTTGCTTGGCATGGTCATCGACCTGAAAGCGCAGAACACTCGAATGCTGGAATGGCTCAAGGACATTAGCCGCACATCCGGCGACAAAGGTGCGGTTATGGGCGCTCGCCAATTGCTGAAGGAGTTCGGGCAATGAGCGACGTAGCAGATGACGCCGACATTGTAATTGACCAAATCCGCGAGCACGCGCTTGCCCAGATCCCCCGTTACACCGGCATCAGCGCCACTGAATGCGAGTGCGGCGAAGAGATCCCTGAAGGCCGTCGTCTGGCTATTCCGGGGGTGAAGCTGTGCACGCCTTGTGCTGAGCGTAAAGCGCTGGTGAAGCAGGGAGTGCGGCGGCTATGAGCGTCTACACCATGATCGCTATCAGCATCTGGACCATTAATTGCCTACTGATTCCAGAGGAGGAGTTCACTGTTCCGACAGCGCTCGTTTTCTTGGTTGCTTCGATTCTTTGGCCGGTCTATCTGCTGTTTTTGGCCTATCAGTGTTTCTTCCGGGGAGCGCGGCCATGACTGACAAGATCAGCGTGAACAGCTCCAGCAAGCTCACCGAAGCCATCGGCATGCTCACCGCCATGTTCCGCGAGAAGAAGTTCGTGGTGGTGTCGCTTCGCCCGGGCAAAGACCGCACGCTCGACCAGAACGCCCTGTGGTTTGCATTCTACAAGCGCATCGCCGAGATGACGCAGATCGGTGATGCAACGGACGCGCGCAAACACTGCAAGCTGCACTTCGGCGTGCAGATCCTGCTGAACGATGACCCGGAGTTCCAAGAGGCCTGGTATCGGGTAATGCGCCATCTTCCCTACGAAGAGAAGCTGGCCATGATGGGCGACTGCAAGCTGTTCGGGCCTGACGGGTTCCCGGTGACCAGCCTGTTCAATCGCGCACAGGGTATCGCCTACACGGACCGCATCGTTGCCGACTTCACAGAGAAAGGCGTGTTCTTCGGCGACCTGCTGAGCAAGGAGGCCGCATGACTACCCTCGAAGAAATCAGCATTTGCCCGAAAGCGAATCACCAGTTCTGGTCGGACCGCGCACGTTCCAGTCTCGCGTTCTACCAATACTACGGCGCAGGTCCTGCTGATCGTCGCTTGGAGCGCGCAGCCTTCCGCAAGAACATGGCGCACCGCCGAGCGCATACCTATCTCAATGTTCCGCGCGGGCAGCTGGATATGTTCGGAGGGATTGCGGCATGACCCTCCCAACCAAGCAACCGCGCCCGAAGAAATGCCGTGTCGAAACGTGCAGGGCCTCATTCGTCCCGTCGCGCCTTGGCCAAGCAGTGTGCAGCCCGGCCTGCGCGATCCTCGATGCACCGAAGAACCAGGAGAAGGCGCGCAAGGCTCTTGCCGATGTAGGGCGCAAGGAGCTGCAGGCCGCCAAGGAGCGCATTAAGTCGAAAGGTCAGTACATGCGTGAGGCCCAGACCGCATTTAACGCCTGGGTGCGCGAGCGTGACGCCAAGCTGCCGTGCATCAGTTGTTGTCGTCACCACCAAGGCAAGTACGACGCCGGGCATTACCGCACTGTCGGCAGCAACCCTGCGCTGCGCTTCGAGCCGTTGAACTGCCACCGCCAATGTTCGCCCTGCAACACGCACAAGTCCGGCGACATCGTGAACTACCGCATCGAGCTGGTGAAGCGGATCGGCGCGGAGAAGGTTGAGTGGTTGGAAGGCCCTCATGAGGCCAAGCGCTACACCATCGAAGACCTCAAGGCCATCACCGCCGAATACCGCGCCAAGACCCGTGAACTCAAGAGGACGGCCGCATGATCAATTTCGTAAGCGAGAACCTGATCCATTTCTACCTTGCCGGGATGCTGGTGATCGGCGGCGGCTGCATTGAGGGGATTCGTCGACTGATGCGCCGGGACCGGATTGCGCGGGGTGTGAAATGAGGAAGCCAAATACCGAAAATCTTCGCGCCGGCCAGACGCTTTGGTATCCATCGGTTTGCATCGGTGCTCACGGTATTCACTACCAGCCTCGCGCAATACAGGTCCTCAGCGACAGAGCAGAAGTCACTCCCGCCTACATCGTCGCGGATGGCCAGCCTCGCTGGTTTGTGCGCGATCGCATGCAGGTTGGAGGAGGGCCGTTGTTTGTCTCATACAGCCGCCGCCGCGTGGCTGCTTGGATCAAGTTGCACGGGGGTCGGCCATGAACTGGAAAGCCATCAGCAAGCACTGCATGTCCAGCGACGAAGGCTATCTGCTCAGCAAGTACAAGCTGGAATTCGGTGCGGCCTATGTCGCCCGGACGCCGGCGGGGAAGATCCTGCACTCGGGCAAGGATCTGGACAAGGCCAAGGCGGCCTGCTGCGACCATTTTGAATTGACCAAGGGGAAAGCAGCATGAGCGAAGTCAAATCAGGCGTCACGTTGCGAAGCGAGCGCACAGACCGTATCTACGTTGCCGGTCCGATGACAGGGATCGAAGACTTCAACTTCCCAGCGTTCAATGCTGCTGCCGACCTTCTGCGCTGCGGCGGGTGGACAGTCGAGAATCCTGCCGAGCATGGAATCGTCGACGGCGCCGATTGGGCCGACTATCTGGCCTATGACCTGACGCGCCTTGGGCTCTGTGGAGCGATTTATTTGCTCCCAGGCTGGGAGAACTCAAAAGGCGCTCAGCTTGAAGTGCTGGTCGCGCAGCGCCTTGGCATGGAAGTCATTCACGCGGCGGAAGAGGTGGCGGCATGAGCAGATTGATCGGTATCGCAGGGAAGGCCGGAAGTGGAAAGGATACGGCCGGCGCTCATTTGGTCGAGCGTCATGGCTTTGGCCAGTACGCATTTGCCGACCCGATCCGCGCAATGCTTGGTGCTCTTGGGGCTTTCCCTACATCGGACCTGATCAATCGCGACACCAAGGAAGAGGTCATCGACTGGCTGGGTAAGAGCCCGCGGCAGATGGCTCAGACTCTTGGCACCGAGTGGGGGCGTGAACTGGTCCACCCGCAGCTGTGGGTTCTGATGGCGCAGCGCCGGTGGGAAGCAGCTCGGGCGGCCGGCGAGGATCTGGTCATTACTGACGTGCGTTTTGAAAACGAAGTGCTTTGGGTGAAAGAGCAGGGCGGCCAAGTCATCGCGCTGGAACGGGCAGGAGCTGGAGCGGTAAGCGCGCACGCAAGCGAGCAGTTCGATATCTCAGCCGTGGCCGACCTGGTCATCAGCAACCATGGAACGATCGAGGCACTGAAGGTCAGCGTCGATCAAGCCCTTGCGGGAGCTCAGTAATGGTCGAGCAAAAGGTTACTGACGAGCAGGTCGCCGAAGCGCTCAGTACCATGAGCGTGGCGAAGGCTGCCGATTATCTTGGGATCAACATCCGCACGCTGCAGAAGCGTAAGGCGCGGATGGCGTTGAAGGGTCACATCCCCGAGATGCACATCGAGACCAAGCTGCCGCCGTTCCTGAAGATCAAGGGCACCTCGCAGCTCATGCGCCGCGGCGAGACGGAGCCATTGCTGTCTTGGATCAAAACGAATACTGACGGTGAGGCGTTAGAGGCCCTCATTCAGGCCTCATGTGAGGCGGCGGTGAAGGATCTGCCGCACGTACCGGCGCGACCGTTCGCCGGCAACTACCTGCCAGACCTGATGACGGCCTACCCCATCGGCGACCCGCACTTTGGCGAATACATCTGGGCGGAGGAGTGCGGCGAAGACTGGGACCTGAGCATCGCCGAGCGCGTGCACTGTGCCGCCATGGCTTCGCTGGTCGACTCAGCGCCACCCACCGAGACGGCGATTATCGTCAACCTCGGGGATGCGGCGCACTACGACTCCATGGCAGCCATCACCCCGCGCAGCGGCCACCACCTGGACGCCGACAGCCGCTACGCCAAGATGGTCGACATCCTTATCCTCGCCATGCGCCAGTGTGTCGAGTCGGCCCTGACTAAACACAAATTCGTGCATGTGGTCCACGTCATCGGTAACCACGACGAAACCGGCGCCGTCTGGCTGAGCCGCCTGTTCGCCCATCTGTACGCCAATGAGCCGCGCGTCACCGTCGAAACCTCGCCGAGCGTCTTCAGCTACTACCGCTGGGGCAAGAACCTCATTGGCATGCACCACGGGCATACCAGCAAGGCCGACAAGCTGCCGGGCGTCATGGCAACCGACCGCGCCAAGGACTGGGGTGAAACCCTGCATCGCTACTGGTGGACTGGGCACATCCACCACGAAAGCAAGAAGGAATACCCGGGCTGCACCGTGGAGTCGTTCAACACCTTGGCCCCGAACGACAGCTACGCCACCGCCGGCGGCTGGAGATCACGCCAGAACATGAAGGCCATCGTCCTGCACCGTGAGCACGGCGAAGTGGCCCGTCACACCGTACATCCGTCGATGCTCAAGGAGGTTGCAGCATGACTTACCGTAACGTGGTGTCTGCAGTGGTGCGCGCTCTGGCCGCCGAGACCATCAACTCGGCTGGCGGGTGTGACTTTGAGCCGAAGGTCCAGTGCGCCAAGCAGAAGGGGGAGATCGTCGGGAAGGAGGCTGCGCTGCTTCAGGACTGCATCGTCCACAAGCTGCTGCACCAGGTCCTGAGTCAACGCCACTGGTTCGCCCTGACCGCGAAGTTCAGCACGCACAGCGGCCGCAAGATCGAAGCGACCGGGCGACTGGTGGCGATCGTAACCAGTCCGGCGCCGGCGCTGTTCACGCGCAAGGCTGTCACCGCATGGGCTATACCTCAGATCAAGGGGGTTCGCCGGGAGCCCGTGAAGGCCAAGGCGCCTGAGTTCGACGAAGACGTACCAGCGTGGCGGGCGGAAGCAGCAAAGGCCGCCATCGAGCGCGCAAACGCATCAGCGGCCAAGCGTGGCACCTGTCAGCGGGATGGCGCGATAGTCCTCGCCGATTCGAACTACGACATGAACACCTGGGACAATCAGGGCATGACCGAGCGGACCTATCAGCTTTGGAACAAGGCGATCAAGAAGGCTCTGGAAAGCCTTGTGGACGATGCGTTGGTGGAGGCACAAATCATCCTCGAGCAGGCCGGAGTATTGGGTGAGGAGGCTGCATAGCGAAATGGCATAAAAAGTGCTTGCATTTCATTTCGCCACTTCGTAATATTTACCCATCCTGTCGTACTTGCGCATGTAGGTGATGCAGGAAAGAAAGCCCGGACATTGCGTCGGGCTTTTTGCTTTGTGGATCGTCTTTATCGAGAAGCAATTCGATTGGCTGACTCGTTCCGGAGCGCGCTAGCCAAGAAGTCGGATAGCCTAAATGCAAGGCAGCGGCAAGACCGTAATATGCGGGTATCGAAGCCCCGCAAAGACGCGAATTGCTTCTCGATGCAGATGAATCCTCAGGCTGATGAGCGCACAAAGGCAACGCTTGCGGATTAAACGTGTCACCGTCCTGCCGTCAAAGCAGGATCCGCAGCCGATCGTGACTGAGCCATGCCGGAGATCAGCGCCGGCCATCCGCACCAGAGCATGGGGCGTCAACCCTCTGCGGCGTAGATCTGAGAGTTTTCAGGGAGCCAAAAGAAGTTGACCGACTGATGGGCGGTGCCTCGGTGCCTATTCAAGTCCGGCAAGCCTCTCGACGATGCTCAAATCGCCCGGCAAGCCCAGCCATAAACCAGCTGGGCTTTTTATTTCCCAATCCACCGCTCCCCAGCGGGTTCGGCCGCCCACACTGCGGCCTTTTTTATTCCTTGGAGTTGCGCCATGGCCGAACCCGCGAGCACCACTGCCGCCGGCGTCTTGCTCGCCAAGTACGGCATCATCATTGCCGGATTTGCTGGAGCAATCCTCTCGTTGACGTTCCTGCAGGGTCTGACCCGCAAGCAGGCGGCATGGGCCTTCTTCACTGGGTTCAGCTCGGCGATCTTCTGCACGCCGCTGGCGGTTGGATTCTTCAAGCTTGAGCCGGGCGGTGAAACTCAGTACGGCGTTGCCTTCCTGATCGGCCTGCTGGCCATGAACATCATTCCGGGCCTGAAGGCCCTGGCAGGGAAGTTCGGCGCCACAGGAGGTGCGTGATGCATACCATCCTTCAGGTCGTCGACGCATTCCTCTGCGTGCTGGTGGTGATCGCTGCCGCTGAGTACCTGCGCCGCGTGCGCCCCATGGACGAGCCACTGCTCAGTATCTCGTTCTACCTGGTCGCCATCGCCGCGTTCGGCAGCTTCATCTTCAACATCAAGGGCCATCCGGTCAGTCCGTTCACAATGACCCTGCATGCTGCGGTGATCCTGTATGCGATCGCCCGGCGCGGTCACATCTGCAAGATCCCGGAGGCGTCACAATGACTCCAGAACAGTTCGCCTACTGGCTCCAGGGTTACACCGAATTGACGGCAGGCCAGCAGCCAACGCCTGAGCAGTGGAAGTCGATCACCGAGCACCTGAAGACGGTGTTCGTGAAGATCACGCCAGAGTTGAGTAAGCCTGCGATCTTTCCGCTTGGTGGTGGCGTTCGATTTGACCCGCCGCTGGACTACCACGGCTTCCGGGTGCGCGAAGCTCGCGACCTGCTGCCGAACGAGATCCGCATCACCTGTTAAACCAAAGGGTGCCTGGCTTCGTGCGGGCGCCACTCTCTACATCCATGGGTGACGATATGGCCCGGAAAGTCTTCCTGCTCGCCTATCACCCATGGTGGTTCCGCCTCTATGTGGTGGCGGTCAATACCTTCGCCTATATGGCTGGCCTCGAAGTCGACACCGAAAAGCTTGAGGCCCAAGGACGGAAGGCGACCCGGTATCGCGAGATCGAGCAGCCCAGCGATCAACAGTAAGTGCCAGAAGGTGAAACCTTATGACGACCATCGCCTACAAGGACGGGATCATCGCCTATGACGGTCGAGTCTCGCGAGGTGGAACCATCGTTTACGACGACTTCGACAAGATGCGCGAACGTGACGGGGTGAATTTCTTCGGCACTGGCGCGACAGGCGAGATCAACGAACTGATTGGCGCCTGGTTTGGCGAAGAGATTGTCGGTGAATGTGAGGCAAGCGCCCTTGTTCTGCATGACGGCGACCTGACGTTGATTGGGTATGCTCAAGGCAAGCTGTGGAAAGCACCGTGTGTGCTTGACAGGCCATATGCAATCGGCAGCGGCTCGGATCACGCTTATACCGCCTTCGACATGGGCGCAACTGCCTACCAAGCAGTCGAGATGGCAGCCAAGCGTGACACCAGCACTGGCGGCAAGATCAGAACTCTCACCGTGAAGGTCGAGCAGTAGAAGGAATTCAACATGGCGGCAAAGCAACCCGACTGGGAGGCGATTGAACGAGCCTACCGGGCTGGTGCGCTTTCCATCAGAACCATCGCTGACCGTAATGGGATAAGCGACACCGCTATCCGCAAGAAGGCCAAGGCCTCTGGATGGGCGAGAGACCTTTCCGAGCAGGTGCGTAAAGAGGTTCGCAACAAGCTGGTTCGCGGCGAGGTTCGCGAAGATCAATGTGCGAACCCTGAGCGTGATGCCGAGATCGTCGAGGAGGCTGCCGAGGAAGGCGCCCGGGTTGTTCGCAGTCATCGCCGGGACATTCGCAAAGCCACGAACCTTGCGAACCTGCTGATGGATGATCTGCTGACGACCATCAGCAAGCGGGAAGAGATCGAAGACTCGATCGACGAAGAGACCAAGGAAGATAGTAATGGCATGCGGCGGGCAACCATGCTTTCCGCTGTCGGCCTGCCGAGCAACGCAAAGACGCTGTTTCAGTTGTCATCGGCCATGAAGAACTTGCAGGTCCTTGAGCGTCAGGCATTCGGCCTGGACGACAAAGAGCAGCCCGGAGACTCGGACGAACTATCCAAACTGATGGATGACCTATCGAAGGAAGCCTGACATGAAGCCCGAGCACATAGCGCTGCTCCGGGACAAGCGTTGGAGGCTGAACAATCTCTACTTCATCACGGACAAGCAGGGCAAGAAGGTCCGCTTCCGGATGACGGACGAGCAGGTCGAGTACTTCGACGGGCTGCATACTCGCAACATCATCCTCAAGGCTCGACAGCTGGGCTTCACCACCGAGTGCTGCATCATCCAGTTGGACGCGGCTCTGTTCGAGTCAGCCAAGTGCGCACTGATTGCTCACACCCTGAACGACGCCAAGCGTCTGTTCCGGGAGAAGGTGAAGTACGCCTACGACAACCTGCCGGTTGAGATCCGCAAGGCCAACCCTGCACGCAACGATGCGTCGGGCGAGCTGGTGTTCAGCAAGGGCGGCTCGATCTACGTTTCCACGTCTTTCCGAGGCGGCACGCTGCGTTACCTGCACGTGTCCGAGTTCGGGAAGATATGCGCCAAGTTCCCGCACAAGGCCCGTGAGATCGTCACTGGCGCCTTCGAGGCTGTGGCCACCGACTGCTTTGTCACGATCGAATCGACGGCAGAGGGCAGGGCGGGCTACTTCTTCGACTACTCCCAGAGCGCGGAGAAGCAGCAACTATCCGGCGTGCCCCTGGGCCTGCTGGACTGGAAATTCTTCTTCTTCAGCTGGTGGAAGAACAAAGACTACCGGCTTGATCCTGCCGGCGTGGTCATCCCGCAGCGCCTGACCGACTACTTCAATGAGTTGGCAGCCAAGCACGGAATCATCACGAACGACGGCCAGCGCGCCTGGTACGCGGCCAAAGAGAAGTCTCTCGGCGACGACATGAAGCGGGAGTATCCATCGATCCCGGTGGAGGCGTTCCAGCAGTCTGTCGAGGGCGCCTACTACGCCAAGCAGTTCGCCAAACTCTATGCCAACAAGCGCATAGGGGTTGTGCCGGACAACAGCCATCTGCCTGTGATGACCTTCTGGGACATCGGTGTCGGCGACTCCACGGCCATCTGGTTCGTGCGTCAGGTCGGCACCGAATACCACGTCATCGACTACTACGAGAACTCCGGCGAAGGCCTGAGGCACTACATGAAGGTGCTCAAGGACAAGGGTTACACCTACTCCGAGCACTGGGGGCCGCACGACATCGAGAACCGGGAGTTCGGCAGCGACGCCAAGAGCCGCAAGGACATCGCCAAAGAGGGCTATGTGATCGATGGCGAGAAGTACTCCATCCGGTTTCAGGTCGTGCCCAAGACAGCCGTTGATACCGGCATCGAGGCGGCGCGGGAGATCCTTCCCCTCTGCGTGTTCGACGAGTCCAAGTGCGAAGAAGGCATCGGACACCTCGAAAACTACCGCAAGGAGTGGGACGAGAACCGCGGCTGCTGGAAGGACAAGCCTCTCCACGACCGCACCTCACACGGCTCCGACGCCTTCAGATACTTCGCCGTCGCGAAGACCAAGCGTGTACGCACCGCATCCACCGCACCTCTGAGAATCTGACTATGTCTGACGACCCAAGCAAAACGCTGCCGGCAGTGGACGCCATGCGCGAAGACTGGGCCATCATCGACGCGCTTATGGGCGGCACCAGGGCCATGCGCAAGGCCGGCAAGAAGTTCCTGCCGCAGTGGCCGAAGGAGGAGGGCGACGCTTACAGCGCTAGGCTCAATACCTCGACGTTATTGCCAGCACTGAGCGAGACCGTGCAGAACATGACCGGCCGCGTATTCGCTGACCCGATCACGCTGACCGAAGACGTGCCGGACCAGATCAAGGAAATGGCCGAGGACTTCGATCTTCAGGGCAACAACCTGCAGGTCTGGGCCCAGTCGTTCTTCAGTGGCGGCCTATCGCACGGGCTCTTCCATGTGCTGGTTGACCATCCAAAGGCAGAAGGCATCAAGACCAAGGCCGAAGAGAAATCAGCCGGCGTTCGGCCTTATGCGGTGGTCATCAAGCCGGGGCAGGTGCTCGGTTGGCGATCAATGAACAAGAACGGCGAGCAGGTGCTGACGCAGTTCCGCTATATGGAGTGCGTCGAAGTTGACGATGGCGCGTTCGGCACCAAGAGCGTGGATCAGATCCGCGTGCTGGTGCCGGGTGGCTGGGCGACATACCGAGAAGTCGACGACGGCAAAGGGCAGAAGACTTGGCAGAAGGATGATGAGGGGCTGACCAGTCTCTCGGTCATCCCGCTGACGACCTTCTACACCAAGCGCACCGGCTTCCTGACCGCCACACCGCCACTGCTCGAGCTGGCAAATATGAACATCAAGCATTGGCAGTCCCAGAGTGATCAGGACAACATCCTGCACGTAGCCCGGGTGCCGATGCTCGCAGTGATTGGTCTCGATGAGGGGCAGACGATCACTGTCGGCGCTGGCTCGGCGACGAGCCTTCCAAAAGACTGCGACATGAAGTGGGTCGAGCACACTGGCAAAGCCATTGATGCCGGACGCACGTCACTGCTTGATCTGGTCGAGGACATGCGTCTCGCCGGGGCGAAGCTGCTCCAGAAGGAGAAGCAGGCCGTCAAGACAGCCTCGCAGTCTGAGGAGGAGGCCGCTCAGGAGATGAGCCCGCTACAGACCATGGCCGGGCAACTCGAAGACGCGCTCGACCAGGTGCTCCAATACTTCGCGCTTTGGATGAAGCTCGATGATGGTGGGCACGTGAAGGTCAAAGGCAACTTCGACGTCGACTTCAGTCCTGAAACGACCATGCCGTTCCTGCTGAGCCTCAACAAGGCACGGATCCTATCCGATGAGAGCCTGTTCCATGAGGTGCAGCGCCGCGGCTTGCTCAGTGACGAGATCGACTGGGACGAGGAGAAGGCGAAGGTTGCTAATCAGCCCATAAAGCTCGATCCGACCAAGTCCGCGCAGCAATAACGAACACCGAATACAGCCCTGGCACTCGCCGGGGCTTTTTTATGGGCGCGATTCCGGATGGATAGCGCCGCGCCGGGCCGGATGGCTCAACAAATGGGCGGATGCCCGGAGATGCATCAATGAAACTGAAATTGGATGACCAAGGCCACGTTGTACTGCAAGACGGCAAGCCTGTGTACGTGTACGACGACGGCAAAGAGGTGGCATTCGATGCGCCTGGCACCGTGAACACGATCACTCGGCTCAACGCTGAAGCCAAGACCCATCGCGAAGGCAAAGAGGCGGCTGAAACCGCTTTGAAAGCGTTCGAGGGGATCACGGACGGCGCTGCTGCCAAGAAAGCCCTGGAGATCGTCGCCAACCTTGATCAGAAAAAGCTGGTGGATGCCGGTGAGATCGAGAAGGTGAAGGAAGAAATCAGCAAGGCCTACAAAGGCCAGGTTGATGAATGGTCCACCAAGGCGCAGACCTTCGAAAAGCAGCTCTACGAAGAAAAGATCGGCGGTGCATTCAGCCGTTCCAAGTACATCAGCGAGAAGCTGGCAATCCCTGCAGACCTGGTCCAGTCCAAATTCGGCGCCGCCTTCAAAGTCGAGGATGGCAAAACCATCGCCTACGACCAGCACGGCAACAAGATCTACAGCCGCACGCGTCCTGGCGAATTCGCTGACTTCGACGAAGCAATCGAATCCCTTGTTGAGCAATACCCGCACCGCGATCACATCTTGAAAGGTTCTGGGGCTTCCGGCTCTGGCGCCTCGAACAACGGTGGGAATGGCGGTCAAGGCAAAAAAACCATCTCCCGTACGCAATTCGATGCACTTGACCCCATGGGCAAACATGCACACGTCTCTGCGGGCGGCGAAGTTACCGACTGATCCCTAGGAGCAATCCATGAGCAACACTCTCACCGGCCTTACCACCACGATCTACAACGCCCTGGACGTCGTATCGCGCGAACTGGTCGGTTTCATTCCGTCCGTTTCGTCCGACATGACCTACGACCGCGCCGCTGTAGGTCAGACCGTCACCTCGCCAGTGGCGCCGGCTGCAACCGCATCCGACATCACCCCGGCGGTGACCCCGCCAAACGACGGCGACCAGACCATCGGCTCCGTGTCGATGACCATTACCAAAGCTCGCCGGGTGCCGGTGCGTTGGAATGGTGAAGAGAAACGCGGCCTGGACAACAACGGCGCCTCGTACAACGTCATCCTGCGCGACCAGCTCGCCCAAGGCATGCGCGCACTGGTCAACGAAGTCGAAAGCGACATCGCCAACCTGTGCCTGAAGTCTTCCCGGGCTTACGGCGCTCCAGGCACTGTACCATTCGCCACCAACCTGGCCGAAGCGGCGCAAATGCGCAAGATCCTGGCCGATAACGGTTCGCCAATGAGCGACCTGCAAATGGTGCTCGACACCACTGCAGGCGCCAGCATGCGCACCTTGGGTCAGCTGACCAAGGCGAACGAGGCGGCCGACACCAACCTGCTGCGCCGTGGTGTGCTGCTGGACGTGCACGGTTTCGCGATTCGTGAATCTGCTCAGGTGAAGACTATCATTGCAGGTACCGGCGCGTCGGCGACCACCAACACTGCCGGCTATGCCGTCGGTGCGACCGTGATCACTCTGGCCTCTGCCGGCACCGGTACTCTGTTGGCTGGCGACGTGATCACCTTTGCCGGTGACACCAACAAATACGTGCTGGCCTCCGGCGACGGCGATGTCTCGAACGGCGGCACCATTACGCTGGCAGCCCCTGGCCTGCGCAAGGCACTCGCTGCCTCGGCTGTCGCGATCACCGTCATCGCTGCAACCACTCGCAACATGGCGTTTGCCCGCTCGGCTCTGGCGGTTGCCACTCGCGCGCCAGCTCTGCCAGAAGGCGGCGACAGCGCCTCCGACCGCATGATCATCACCGACCCAACCAGCGGTCTGTCGTTCGAGATCTCGCTGTACAAGCAATATCGCCAGATCCAGTACGAAATCGCACTGGCCTGGGGTGTTGCGATGGTCAAGCCGGAACACACCGCGCTGCTGTTGGCGTAATGACTGCGCCCGGGGCTTTGGCCTCGGGCGCACTCTTTCCAGGAGAAACATATGGGCACCGTTCAAGTAAAGCCGTGGGGTGAAGGGCAGGGCGATTTTGTCCTCATCAACGAGGAAGACTTCGTTGAAGGTGAGCACGAGCTGTACGCACCAAAGAAACTGACCGCCAAAGAGCAGAAGGCTCTGGACGCTGCTGTTGCTGAAGCCGCTGCCAAGCTTGAGGCAACGAAGGTCGCTTTGACAGAGAAGGGCATTACCTTCGACGAGACCGCCGATCAAGCCGCGCTGCAAGCATTGCTCGACGCAGCAGTGTAACCACCGATAACCGTAGCAGGAGCCGATCATGCTTACTGACCAGCAAAAGTCGGACGCCCGTCGCTACGCCGGTTACCCGATGCAGGGCGACGTGACGCTCGATGACCGACGCGACACGGCTTGGGGCTGGGTCGCGCCGATGATCTGGCAGACCATGAATCACCGGCTCAACAACCTCCGGCCAGAGGAAGAGGTCACGATGACCTCGTTTCTGACCAAGATTGCGGGCCTCGAGGCGGATGTGCTGTCCTCTACCGAGAACCTTGATACGGATCAGGCCGCCGTTTGGGTGCACAACAAGAACGAAGTGCGCGACCGCATGAACCTTTATCGGATCTGGCGCCGCGAGTTGTGCGGCTTCCTCGGCGTGCCGCCTGGTCCGTCACTGGGCGACGGCGGCATCAGCCTGGCAAGGGGCTGACATGGACGGAACAAAGCTTCAGGCCAAGATCTACATCGGCTACGGCAAGGCCGCCAAGCGAATCGGTTTCGACTACCAGCAGTTTCGCGCGACGAGCGCCAATGACCCGCTGTCGACAACCGCTTTGCAGACGCTGCCGGTCTCTTTCACGACCAAATTCACCTACAGCGCGCCCAACAAATACGGCGAGGCAACGTGGCTTGGCCTGTTCGATGGTCGGCAGTTCGCTGTTGGTGACTTCCTTGTCGGCCGGCAGGGTACGTTCTTCATCGCCGCCATGCAGGACACGCTGCCGATCTACTGCGTACAGACGAATCGCACCGTCGATGTGCTACGGGTTGGCCAGGATGGCGGCGTAGGCCTTGGGGGCTGGTCCGGCGGTGTGCGCGCCGACGAGGTGCCAATCATGCAGGGCTGGCCCGCCAGCATCTTGCAGGGCACCAAGGGCGAGACGAACGAGGCGAAGCTGCCTCAGGACGTCAAAACCCCGTGGTGGCTGATCCTGCTTCCGGCTTACCCCGGCATCGTGCTCCGCACCAGCGACATCATCCGCGACGACCTCGACCGCAAATACATGATTTCGAGCGCTGAACTGACCGATATGGGCTGGCGCATCACCGCAATGCAAGCGCAGGTGTGACGATGGCGAGCCTGACCGACGTAATGAAGCAGGTTGCCGCGCAGGTTGCCGCGCTTGCCTACCCGAACGGGACCGGGCAGCCGAGCGCTGCCGGTATCCCGGTGCGGGTTTACCCTGGATGGCCAGTGCCGAACGTGCTCGAGACAGACCTTACCGCTGGCTGGGCGCACATCAGCGTCTACCCGTATGGCAAGGACCGGAAGACCACGCGCTACCTGGGGCGCGGATGGGAGCCCCTGACGGATCCGGTCCATACCGTTGTGATGACGGTATCCGGGTCGGTCGTGACGCTCTCCGGCACGATCAGCAAGCAGAACCTGCTGATCAACCTGAATGGCGTCAACTACGTGTACGCGATGCAGACGACCGACACGCTCACATCGGCGGCAGCCGCGCTCGCCTCGATGACTCCCGGCGCTTCCAGCGTCGGCCCGGTCATCACCATTACCGGCGCGCACAGCATCGTCACTCGCGTTGGCGGTTTCGGTACCGCGATCAAGGAAACGAAGCGCCAGGAACAGACTGTCCAGATCATCATCTGGGCGAACTCTCCTGACGACCGCGCCGCTGTGGCAGACCCGATCGACTCGGCCCTGTCCGACGGCAACAACATCGCGTTTACGGATGGCTCCTCAGGAATCATCCGATCATCCGGCTCACTGATGACCGACCAGTTCCAAAAGGCCGATCTCTATCGGATGGACCTGTTCTACACCATCGACTACGCCACCACGCAGATCCAGCAGGCGACCGAGATCATCGCTCCAACGATGGACTTGAACGGTCAGGCCAGCTCTGTCGAGGAGGCGCTCGATACCGACCTGCAAAACATGAACTACCTGCTCAACGGTGCGCTTGATCCTTGGTACACCGGTGACTGATCGAAACTTTTGGCCGCCATTCGCGTGCCGCATAAATTGAGGACTTCAAATGAGCGGGACGGCTGATGTACTGCTGTTTGAGCAGCTTGTGAGTCAGGCGAACGCCCTGTTTCTGTCGAATAATGACACCGTAACGATCAATGGGGTGACCGTCCCGACCCTGAAGAAGATTTATGCCCAGTTCCTGGCAAGCATGAGTAGCTATACGACCATTGCCGACGGTCTTGCTGCTACAAGCGGCACAGGAACGAATAACCGGTTCTTCACAGTACCAGCGCAGGATGGGACATTTGAGGTCCGGTACCGCAACGATTCTGGCGTTCAGGTCGAAGTTGGCCGTACTCAAAATGGGGCAATTGTAGATGCTGTAATAAGCCCCACCACCATTTCCTTCGGCAGCCTGCGACCTGTTATCGACAGCGGTGGCGCTTACGGCGGCGGCCCGGCTGTCTACATGCCTAGATCCGTTTATCAGAAGCGCGGCAGCGTGGTAATGAACATCAGCAACGCAGGTCCTGCGGATTCGACGGAGCTCCCAGGCTATGTAAAGCTGGTGATCGTCACTACTGGCATTAACTACCTGTGGTACGACATAGCGGCAAACTTATACAAAGTGGCTTCTTTTACTGGGGTTTCGCCCGTACTTCCGACTGAGAAGTTCGACCAGATAATTCAGCTGATGTCGATTAACGGATTGTCCGTAGTATCGGAAATAGATTTCGCATACGCGGAAAATCTGGCAGAGCAAATTGTTCTCCCTAGTGGCGCCCTGATAGTTGACGGAAGCGAACTGCTGATTCCGCCCTATTACTACCGTTCAGCTGGTGCGGGTCTTGGCACTCTTCTGACGCCTGCCGACGGTAGTGGCTACTTCCGGCAGGCGCTCTCGGTTTCTTCTTCTTCTGCAGTTTCCCACGTTCACGACCAAGCGGCAGCAGACCGGGGACTGACCGCTCAGAAAGTGATAACCGGAAACAGCGTGCCGAGGGCTAGCGGATGGAAAACTGCAATTTTTGCCAGGTCGCTTAACAAGGTAGTTAGCACGCAGCTTCCAGTGGCCGGCGATGTACCCGGCGGCTCAGTGAAAAATCAATGTCCCTACGGCATCAACGCAGATAGCTTCCCGCGCCGCTTTGGCAGCACCGTAATAGCTGACGTGTCGAGTGCAGTGTTGACGGCCCTTGGATTGACCCGCGGCGCCGCCGACCCGACTGCTCGTCGACCATATGTCGGCATGGACCTGAGTACTCCGTTTGGTGGCAGTCATGCGTTTTTCCGGGCGTACTACCAGACCGATCAGGCCGGAGTGTTCGGCACTCCTCGGGTGTTTATTTGGACTTCTAGCGCTTCCGTCCAAACCATCAACCTGACTCTCGAGGCAGACATCTCTCCGGTGGGTGCGCCTAACACGGTTCGCATCTACAGTGCCAGCGTCCAGATTGTTGATCGTAATGACCTGCTTTATTACCTGATCGGTACCGAGAGCCAGGCCACATCCGCGAACGTTTTGGTAGCTGGCGTACAAGCGCATCTTAGCCAGACCCCAGCGTTCTGGATTAGAAAGGGCGACTACCCTTCCGCTCTTGGCACCGATGATCGCCTTGCTGCACTTGAGAAAAAGCTTCCTGACACGGCGGTTAACGTTCTTCTTCCGCCACATATGTTCTTGAACGCTGGTCAGCAACTGCCGATCTTCGCGGCCAACGTGATGCAGGAGCGCAGCGATGTAACCAACTTCAATCTGACGTTCTCGACGCTGAAGAACAACCGACCTTGGATTAACCAATCCCGGGATACGTTACTGGTAGACGGCGACCGTGTCGGCTCAACGGCGACGTTTGGTGTTCGTCGGTTTGGCGCCGGCATTCTTAATTATCGCTCCCGACTGGAGCTGTCGACGTATGTGGCGCCTGCTAGTGCCGCCGGGACGGTAAAGGTCTTATCAATTGGAGACAGCCTGACGAACCGGTTTACCGTGGTTTACCTGCAAGAGCGTCTGGCGGCGATGGGGCTCACAGCTACCATGATCGGCACCATGAACAACAACGGCGCACAGGCGGAAGGTCGCGAGAGTCGCGAGTATGCCGACTACATCTATGAGCATACCGATGCTGTTAGCCCAGTGGCTGTCGGTAGCGAGGCGGCGTATCTGGCCAACGAAGCTGGCAAGCTGACCAGTAACCCGTTCCTAAAGGTGCCGACTACAGCCGACAACACCAACAAGCCGACCATGATCAAGAATGGCTACATATTTGACATGCGGTTCTACCTGGATCGATTCAGTTTCGCAGATCCTGACTTCGTGATCTGCAACCTGTATACGAACGATATTTTGCAGCAGACAGAGACAGTGGCAACCGGGCAGATTGATCGCGGCATGACCATTATGTATGCCCAGATCCGCGAAGCCCTGCCAAACGCCCATATCGCGTTTGTCACCAATCCTCGGCCACGTGGCGTCAACGCGGATCTGAGCTGGACTACCTGCGTCAACGCGGCAATCCTTCCGCATCTGGCTTTCGTCAAATCCAAGCGGGCTGCCGGTGACACGAAGGTCTGGCTCCTGCCGATGCACGCGCATCTGTCCCAAGAAAACGCTTGGCCGATCACTGTAGAGTCAACCAACGCAAGCACTGGAGTTGAATATGGTCAGTTGTCCGACTCTGTGCATTTCGATGAGCGTTCTCGACGGCAGTACGCCGAAGTTACATCGGCTTGGGTTGGAGCGCTTCGTACCTGATCGTTAAACCCAGCCCACTCCGAGCTTACTCAGATCACTCTAACCCTTGAGGCCCGACATGGACTCCGATACCCCAGTTACTGCGCCGGCCTCCAAGGCCAAAGCCACATCGCCATTCAAGCTGACCGTGAAGTTCGCCTTCGCTGACTACCAGGTCGGCCAACAGATCACCGATCCCGATGAAGTCGCCGCCGTTCTGGCTGGCGAGTGCGCGGGCAACGTCCTGAAAGTCGCCAACGCCTAACAGGCGAAACCCACACACAAAAAACCGCCCACTGAGGCGGTTTTTTCATTAGGAGGACGCCATGCCCATTTACCCGGCAGGCAGCTTGAATACGGCGGCTCTTCAGGCCCCGGATCTCTACATCCAGATCGTTCCGCCCAAGACTCGCTACATCAATGGTGTGGCGACCGACATTCTCGGCATCGTCGGCATTGCTGACTGGGGCCCGGTCGGTGCTTCGACCCTGATCGGCTCGCCGGGTGATGCTTCGCAGAAGTTCGGCACCCAGGTCGTGCGCAAATACGACCTGTGCACGGCGATCGCGGTGTCGATCCAGGTCGGCGCCTCGAACATTCGGGCGGTGCGCGTGACTGACGGCACCGATACTGCGGCAACCGCCACCCTGAAGGACACTGCCGTCGCCACTGGCGCGACGTTGACCGCGTTCTACACCGGCACCTTGGGCAACTCGCTCAGCGCCACGCTGTCGACCGGCTCAGCCGCCTCCAGCTGGAAGTTGGTCATCTCGCTGCCAGGCGTTGCCCCGGAAGTCTTCGACAACATCCTCGGCTCCGGCCTGGCGCTCTGGCAGAACATCGTCAGCGCCGTGAACAACGGTCAGTCCGGCATTCGTGGTCCGTCGCAGCTGGTGGTGGCCACCGTCGGCGTCTCGGTTCTGGCGCCGATTGTCTCGACCCAGACCGTCGCCTTCACCTCCGGCACTTCCGGCAACACGACCATCACCGACTCCGTGTTGATCGGCGTGGATGGCGTGACCGGCTCGACGCGCAAAGGCATGTACGCCTTGCGCGGCAGTGGCGCCCAAGTCGCCAACCTGATCGACGTTACTGACGGCGCCCAGTGGCCGACCATGCTGACCTTCGGCCTGTCCGAAGGCTGCTACATGGTTTCCCAGGGCGCGGCCGGGGCTTCCTATGCGACCGTATCGACCGCGCTGACCACTGCCGGCTGTGACAGCTATGCACTGAAGGTCATGGTAGGCGACTGGGTCTACTGGCAAGACCAGGTGAACGGTCAGCAGCGCATGATTGCTCCGGCAACCTTCGCCGCCGCCAAGCTCGCCGCACTCGCGCCGCATCAGAGCCCGCTGAACAAGCCGATCAGCAACGCGGTAGCGACTCAGCGCAACCTGTCGCAGCAGCCGTACAGCATCGCCGAGATCGGCGCGATCAACACTGCGCGCCTGGACGTCATCACCAATCCTTGCCCGGGCGGCAGCTACTTCGGCTGCCGATCCGGCTTGAACGTGTCCAGCAACTCGGCGGTGAACGGCGACAACTACACGAGGATGACGAACTTCATCTCGCTGACCATTGCCGCCTCGTTTGGCGACGTGATTGGCCGACTCCAGACACCGGATGTGCGCCGCGAAACGAAGTCGACCATGGAAAGCTTCCTTCAGGTGCTGGTTGACCAAGGAATGATCGGCAATGTCAACGGTGGGCCGGCTTTCTCGGTTCAGATCGATGCTGCCAACAACCCCGATGCACGCGTCGCCCTGGGCTACATGCAGGCCGACGTGCAGGTGAAATACCTGTCCGTGATCCGTTACTTCCTCGTCAACCTCGAAGCCGGTCAGTCCGTCTCGATCGTTGCATCCGCTACCCCGCGCACCTAAGCGCTGACACCACTATCCAGCCCGGCCTAGCGCCGGGTTTTTCATTTGGAGAACGCCATGCAAGGTGGATACAACACGGGTAAGGATGTCTCGGTAGACATCAACACCCCGACCGGGCCTCTACGGCTCGGCAAGATCATGAACTTCAAATCCAAGCCGAAGGTGAGCAACACCGAAATTGTGCCGCTCAACGGCCAAACGGATGAATTGCAGATCCCCAAGGGCTGGACCGGCAGCTTCGATGCTGAGCGTATCGACTCGACACTCGATGACTGGTGGGCGCAGTTCGAAAGTGACTACTACGCCGGCGTCAATCGAAGCCCGGCAACGATCACTGAAACCATCGAGGAAGTCGGCGGCGGTGTCACGACCTGGCGCTACACCAACGTGATCCTGACCCTCGACAACGCGGGCGACAAGGAAGGGGATAAGACGATCCGTCAGTCCATGTCCTTCACTGCTCGCCGCCGCATCAAGGTTTAACCCGTTATGCATGGCAGCCCGGCAGGGCGTGGGCCTCGTCACCCCGCACGCCATGCACCTTTGACGACTCGCTGACCAGAGGTTTCATCCATGACCAAAGTAACCGTGAACAAAGACGTCGCGCCGCCGGCTGTTGTCGATCAGAAGCCGCGCTTCGAGACGATCCAGGATTCGAAAGGCCGCACCATTCAGCTGCGCAAGCTGGGGCCGCTGGAGCAGGGCCGCATTGTGATGGCGGTTGGCGGCGAGGCTGCCGGCAACCAGACCTACATGTCAGGCTTCGCGCTGCCGGCCGCCATGGTCGTCTACATCGACGACACCGGCTTCGGCCTGCCGCAGTCACAGAAGCAGATCGACGCAGTGCTGAGCGAGCTTGGCGAAGAGGGCATGGAGGCGATCAACGCCCACTTCCTCAAAAAATATGAGGCTGCCAAAGCTGAAGCCGATGCCAAAGCACTTCAGGAAGGCCTCGGCGCCGAGCAGGCCGCAGCAAAAAACTAGCAACGAACCCCGAGTTTCGCCGGGATTGTTGGCTGGTGAAAAACGGGGTTCCGTTTGATCGTTTGTTCGATTGCGGGCCATTGACCGACTACGAGCGCTTCGCCTTTTCCATCCTGTTCTCGGAATTCGAGGGTTCGGGGGTCTGGAACTGGTCGAGCATGCAGTTCGACAAGAAGGACTGACCATGGAATTCAAGAATCTCGGCAGCCTGGCACTGCATTTGGCAGGTCAGGAAGTTTCGCTGCTGGCCAGTCTCCATGCCGGTCTTGAGAAGTGCGCGGTAAGGGTTGAGCGGTCTGCAAAGGATGAAATCGGTTTTTACCAGGATGGTATCGGACCATTCCCGAAGTGGGAGGCGTTGGCCGACGCCACCGAGGCGGCAAAGTCTTTAGCTGGTTACCCGATGGATGCACCACTACTGGCCTCCGGCGACATGCAGAAAAGTATCTCGCATAAAACTCATGCGCTAGAGACGGTGATTGGTTCAACAGACGAGAAGATGTTCTATCACGAATTTGGTACGCCAAGGATGCCGGCTCGGCCGGTGATGGGACCGGCGGTGTTGCGCAACAAAGAGTACATCCGGCGCGTGCTGGGGATGGCTACCGTTTCAGGATTGATTGGCGGTATGGCAATTCACAAATCGCTTGGCTACGACTCTACTCCGTGACCCATATAGGACCGCTTTCGGTCTTGATCTGTGTGTATGCGCCTTCGCGCTTGAGTACCTTGAATTGCCCGGATAGTGGCTTGCACATGTAGGTCGACAGGTTGATCAGCGATTCACGCATCTCGGCCCGTTGAGCCACGTAATGCGGGATGTCGGACATGATGTTCTGCATCAGCACTTGGCGTGATTGCTGAGTGCCCTGGTCTTCGCAACCATATTCGCCATCGAGTTTCAGTTCGGCCGCCATCGCGGCGGCGGAAAGCAAGGACATCACCACAAGCATCAATGCCTTTTTCATGCAGTCACCGAATGAAGATTGCATAGAGGATGAACAGAAGGGCACATAGCGCACCGCCTGCGAAAACCATGACAAGGCTGCTGCAAGTGAAAACGAGAAGTCCAGTCTGAAAATCCAAACCTGTCGTATGCCGCGCGGCCTTCTTCGTGGGCCTTGGTTTCGCCTCTTTCATCTCTATTGATCGCATAGAGCCAACGTCTTGGATGCGGCCATTCACCCACTGATACGTGCGATGCCCATTTGCCATGTGATTCACCCACAGAACAGGAATTTTGATTATGGCATTTGAGGCGTATTCCGTCGCCGTCAAGCTTTCTCTGATCAACCACGTCAGCGCTGGCATGCTGATGATCAGTAAAAGTCTGGCCGCAGCAGGTCAGGATGTCGACAAGCTCAATGCTAAGTTGTCATCTATTGGCAAGCAAGGCGCTATTGGGGGCCTCATGTTCGCCGGCGGCCTTGGTATCGCCGCCATGTTCAAAGCCCCACTGGATGAAGCCAAGAAGTTTCAGAACGAGGTTGAGCGCTTTCGCTCCCTGGGGCTGGGCGACAAGGTCACCAATGACGCGGTGAAGTTCGCCAGCGGCATGAACACCTACGGCACCAGTATCCGCGAGAACCTCGGCCTGTTGCGCGATGCGCAGACGGTGTTTGGCGACTTCCATGAAGCACAGATGGTCGTTCCACTCCTTTCCAAGATGAAATTTGCCAACGCCGCACTGTATGGCGACGAAGGCGGCGCCATGAAGGACAAAGCCTTCATGGATATGCTCAAGGTCATTGAGATGCGTGGTGGCTTGAAGAGCGAGGAAGCATTTAACAAACAGGCGAACATGATCCAGCAGGTGCAGACAGCAACCGGCGGTCGTGTAGGTGCTAACGAATACCTGAACTTCATCAAGACTGGTGGCGTTGCCGCCAAAGGCATGCGAGACGACAAGTTCTACTACAACATGGAGCCACTTATCCAAGAGATGGGCGGTTTCCGGGTAGGTACTGGTCTGATGTCTGGTTATCAGAACCTGGTGCAAGGGCGTACCACGGCGCGGGCCGCCGAAGAGCTGATGCGGCTTGGCATGCTTGATCCGAAAAAGGTCATTTACAACAAAATTGGCAATATCAAGCAGATCAAGCCCGGGGCCGTCAATGGCTCCGACTTGATGGTCGAGGACCCGTTCCAGTGGATGCAGAAGGTGATGCTGCCGGCCTTCGCCAGTAAAGGAATCACCTCTCAGCAGGCAATCCTTAACGAAATCGGTGCAATTTTCACGAATCGGACGGCTTCAAACCTCTATTCGACGATGTTTTTGCAACAAGCAAACATCGAAAAGAACATGAAGCTGAACGCAGGCGCGGCCGGCATCAACGAACTCGACAAAAACGCCAAGAATACGCTCTCCGGCAAGCAGCTGGAGTTCGGCGCCAAGTGGCGCGACCTGATGCTCAATCTGGGCGCTGTCGTTCTGCCGCTGGCCATCAAGGTACTCGACAAGTTGAACCCTGCATTGAAAGACCTCGCCAAATGGATGGAAAACAACCAAGGCAAGGTGAAAGGCTTTACCTATGCGTTGTTGGGATTGTCTGCATTCTTGATTGGTGGTGGCTTGATCAATATGGTTATCGCCGCTGGACGAGGCTTTTGGCTGCTCGGAAAAGCCCTATTTTTTGTAGGGTCCACCGGATTTGCAAAACTCCTCCCGATAGTTGCCAGATTCGGAACCTACTTGGTGATCTTCGTCATTGACGCTTTCAAGGCGGTCGGAATGTTCCTGACATCTGGCTTTCTGCGTGGGATCGTCATGGCCTTCCTGTCTCCGCTGAAGCTTTTGGGGCAAGGCCTGCTATTTCTTGGTCGCGCATTGCTTATGACACCGGTCGGCTTTGTCATCACTGCGATCGCAGCAGCTGCTTTCCTGCTCTGGAACAACTGGAAAGAGATCAGCGGCGCGCTGACACTCATGTGGAATGACATGAAGACCGGGTTCGTCAAACTGTTCCAGGGCGATATCGGCGGTGCGTTCAAGTCGTTCGCACTGGTCTTTCTGACCGGCTGGCAGACGATATTCAACACTCTGATCGCCGGCGCGAACCTGATTCTGCCCGCGTCGATGCAGATATCGAAAACCACCTTCGCCGACGACTTCAGGGGCAAGAGCGCCCCGCGTGAGCCTTGGTCGCCGCTGGTGGCGCCGGTGCCGGCGAAGTCGTCGGGAGGCGATGAGCAGAACATCAACCTGTACCTGGACGGCAAGAAGCTGACCGACGTAGTGATTCAGCGCGCCGCCAAGGAGGCCGCCAAGCCGCGGACCGGGACGCAGGGCTTCGACCCAACTCGCAGCATGCTGATGCCTGGAACCCCGAGCACAGCCTACCCAAGGGGATAACCGATGAGCCTCACAAGCTTCCTGGACAACTTCGCTCCGGGTGGGGATCCGTTTGCCACGCGTTTGATCGTCGGTGATGTCGAGTTCACGGGCCTTGAGGTGCCGGAGTCAGTCACCGTCGGCGCCAAACAGCAGCTGGTCGTGCACAAGTTGGTGGGCGGCAGGCGGATTGTTGACGTGTTGGGGGTGGACTACGACAACCTGTCGTGGTCCGGGTGGATGACTGGCGCTACCGCAGGAGATCGAGTCACTGAACTCGAGATCTTGCGCGATGCCGGCCTCCCGCTGACATTCAACATGGACGGCTATTACTTCAACGTCATCATCCAGTATTTCAACGCCAGGTTCGAGCATGTCTACCGGCGCAACTACAGCATTGATCTGCTGGTGGTCTCGCGGCTGGACGCGCCGATTACCGAAAACGCGCTGGCCGGAACCCTGGATTCGTTGATCAACAGCGATGTCGGTGAATCGCTCGGCCTGGCCAGCATCATCAACTCGGACGTGGTCACCAGATCGATCAACACCGTCAAGGATGCCGTCTCACAGGTGCAAGGCTTCGCCAATGCCACCATCGATACAGTTCAGACGGTAATTCGGCCGCTGGTTGCCGCGCAGCAGGTCGTTCAGTCCGTCATCGCCCAGGTCGGCGCATCGGTCAACGACATCACCACGCTGGGCGGGCTGATTCCTGGCAACCCGGTGTCGACGGCAGCGAATAACGTGCTCCGGCAGAGCGCCGCGCTGACTCAGCTCGCGCCGCTGTACCAGATGCAAAGCGTACTGGAGCGGATGCAGAAGAATGTGTTGGCCGGCCCGCTGGCAAACGGCACATCCAGTGTCACCACCAGCAACTCAACCCTGCAGAAGGTCGCAGCTGACAGTTACGGCGATCAATCGCGTTGGACCGAGATTGCCGCGGCCAATAGCATCGTCGACCCGCAACTCGATGGCATTCAGACGATAAAAATCCCCATAGGTGAATAAGTTGGATCTGAATACAGCTGCGACAGAGCAAGTCGTCCGGCAGGTAGTCGGCCGCCTGCTGTTAAATGGGGTCGAGGTTCCGTTTTACTCATTCGATATCGACAGCAATGCCTTCTACTCAGCCGACACCTTCTCGGTTGTGCTGCCGATGTCCGATCTTCCGGCTCCCTACAACACCATCAAATGGTGGGGCGCGCAGACTTCAATCGAAGTCTCGATCTCCGTGGGATTGATCGACCAGAACATCGAAGACTGGCGAACGCTGATCGTGGGGACGGTTGACCACCTGAGTGTCCGCATGGCCAAGTTTGAGGTGTATCTCGATGGGCGCGATTACACCAGCAGACTGATCGATACGAAGACCAACGAGAAGTTCGCCAACATGACCACCAGCCAGGTGGCCACGTTCTTGGCTGAGCGCCGCGGGCTGACGCCGGTTGTGACCACCACCAAGACGCAGGTGGGCGGCATCACCAAGTGGGACCATGCACACGTCACGGATGAACGCACCGAATGGGACCTGCTGGCCTATTTCGCTGGCCTCGATGGATTTCAGGTCTACGTGACCGGCACCGAACTGCATTACGAGCCGGCGCTTGATCCAGAAACCACCGACCAATACCTGATTCGTTGGGTTGACCCTGGCGAGCTGTCCTATCCACAGTCCAATACGTCGGATGACATCGTATTCGAGCGCGACCTGACCCTGGCGCGCGGTGTGACGGTTCAGGTGATTTCCTACAAGGATGGTAAGACCGTCAACGCCACGTATCCAACGAGGTCGGCCAAGGGTATTTCGCCAGGCCAGTCGACATCTAAACGCCAAGTGTACGTGATCAAGCGAAACGGCCTTGACCAGTACGCTGCGCAACAACTCGCACAGAAGATCCACAAACAGATCACCGACCACGAAATGCGGCTCTCCTGCTCGATGCCCGGCGACAACTCGCTGATGCCGAACACGATTGTGCGGCAGGAAGGGACCGGTTCAGGTTTCGACCAACTCTATTACGTGGATTCTGTCCGCCGCTCATTGAGCTTCGAGTCGGGCTACACCATGAGCCTGACGGCCAAGAACCATAACCCCAATTCACTGGTGCAGCCATGAGCGCATTCGGCAGTTTGAGCAACGCGCTGTATCAGCATAGTCAGACCGACACGACCGGACCGCGCACCGGAACCATCACCAGTTACGACAAGAGCAATGGCGTCGTCAAGGTGGCGATCCAGCCAGAAGGTAGGGAAACCAACTGGATCAAGCTTGATTGTCCGGGCGTCGGGAATGGCTGGGGCGTGCAGATCGGCCCGCAGATCGGCGATGAGGTGACCGTAAGTTTTGACTCGTCAGACCCTAACCTCGGGAAAGTCACGGCGCGGCATACGAACAGTCAGAACCTTCCGCTTCCAGTTCCCTCAGGGGAAGTCTGGGTGGTTCACCATTCAGGTTCATTGCTCAAGTTCAACACCGACGGCACCGTGACACTGCACACCGTTGCGGCCCTTGGCGTACATTCGGACACCGTCATCAACTACGACGCTCCGCAGCACAACTTCACTGGCGGCCCGGTTGCAATGGATCACAAGCTGACCGTGACCGATGCCGCTGGAATCGAAGTCGTCGGTGGCGACGTCAAGGCCGACACGATCAGATTGAAAACCCACCGCACGAGCGGCGTCACCACGGGTGGCGGTACTTCCGGAGTGCCGGTGCCATGAAAGACCTGAATCACTACGTCGGCGACGACCTTTCGTTGTCCCCGACCGGGAGCCTGTCGCCCGTAGAAGGCATCGAGCGCGGCAAGCAACGAGTGTTGCGCCGACTCATCACCAACCCTGGCGATTACTTGTTCCATCCACTGTATGGGGCAGGGCTGGGCCGATACGTCGGTGCGCTAATGAACATCCCGGAAATCATCTCGCTGATTCGTGGTCAGGTCCTGCTGGAAGACTGCGTAGCGAAGAAGCCCAAGCCGGTCATTTCCGTTACGCCATCGAACGAAACACTCTCCGTCAATATCGGCTACACCGATTCTGCCTCGGGCGAACCGGTGACGCTCTCGTTTGAGGTAGATCGCTGATATGGCATCGCTCAATATCAAGGACTTCACCACGCTGGTCCGGGATCAGGTGACTGCCATCCAGGGCAGGGCGGCCGGGCTCGTCGACTTCACTATCGGTTCGCTGTTGCGGGCCATCACCGAAAGCAACGCCAGCGTCCTGCAATGGCTTCAACAGCTGATTGTCACCCTGCTGGCAACGACCAGGGCGGCAACTTCATCCGGCGCCGATCTTGATAGCTGGATGGCTGACTTCGGCTTCTTCAGGCTTTCCGCCAGCTTTGCCACAGGCAGCGTCACTTATTCGCGCTTCACGCCGACCAACTCGGCGCTGATTCCGATCGGAGCGTTGGTCGGCTCAACTGACGGCTCGCAACAGTTCTCAGTAACGGTCGATACGACCAATGTGATGTATAGCGCCACTTTGAGCGGTTATCTGATCCCGGCAGGCACGGCTTCGGCGACTGTCCCTGTTATTGCCAGCACAGCCGGCGCAGCTGGGAACGCGCTGATCGGGACGGTGACTGTCATCGTCGGCAGTATTGCTGGAGTCGATACGGTCACGAACACCACTGTTTTCGCCAATGGCGTCGACCCCGAGAGCGATGAGGCCTTCCGCGCGCGGTTCGTGCTCTGGGTGCAGTCGCTGTCAAAGGCGACGAAGGCAGCGATCGGGTATGCGCTGTCCTCGATGCAGCAAGGCGTTTCCTACACGCTGACCGAGAACCAAGATTACAGTGGCAACACGCTTTATGGGTATTTTTACGCCGTGGTTGATGACGGAAGCGGGGCGCCGTCTGGTGCTTTTCTGGTGTCTGCCGGCGCGGCTATCGAGTCAGTCAGAGGATTCACCACTCGATACGGTGTGTTTGCCCCAAACCTGGTGACAGCTAACGTTGCCATGACCATCACGACCGACCCCTCCGTGACGCACAGCGTTCTGGTCGCTCAAGTGACGACCGCGATACAAACCTATATCTCCGGTCTAACTCTGGGTCAGATCCTGCCTTACACGCAACTTGCCGCCATCGCCTATGCCGTTTCTCCAGCGATCACGAACGTCTCCGGCGTCCTGCTCAATGGCAGCACTGCCGACGTTGGCGCAACCAATAAACAGGTCATCCGACCGGGTACAGTGACGGTGGCTTAAATGAGTGTTGGTGATCAAACGGATATGTTCGGCCGGCTGAAGAACCTTTTGCCTCCTGGCTGGTTCGGTGACAGCAATCCGGTCAGGGATGCGCTTTTGTGGGGTTATGCCCAGGCGTTGTCATGGGGGTTCACCCTCTATCTATATGCCAAGGACCAGACGCGAATTAAGACCGCCACGGACGGCTGGCTCGATCTGATCGGCCTGGACTTCTTCGGCAACAACCTGATCAGGCTTTCCAGCCAGCTCGACCCCAGCTATCGGAATCGAATCCTGATCAACATTTTCAGGGAGCGAGCCACGCGCCGCGGCATGGATCAAGTGCTGTTCGACCTGACGGGGCGTCACCCGCTGATCATCGAGCCAGCGAAACCCGATGACTGTGGCTGCCTTGGCTTGACGCTCGGCCTTGGGGTTGCCGGCCCTCTTGGATCGACAAGCTGTCCATATCAGGCCTTCGTCACCGCCTACAGGCCTGAAGGGAGCGGTGCTGGCAACTGGCCGGGAATCGCCACTAATTGGTTCGGACTCTCGCTAACTAGCGGGTTAGTCCCAGCCTCACAGCTTTTCTCCAGTGTTTCCGATGCTGACATTGTCGCGGCCATCGAAGCTACGAAGATGTACGGCTCAACGATCTGGTATCGGATCACCAACTGATTTCACTCATTCAACTCTATGCCCGCCTAGTGCGGGCTTTTTTATGGGGATTCCATGGACAGACAGATCGTTTACCCGGGCCAAATTCTGCCAGAAACCAGCCTGCTCCAGATGGCGAAAGACGCAATGATTGGCTTAGCCAAACTGTCTTCGGCCGTGCTCGGCACCAGCACCATGGCCAACGGTTTTGCCGTTACGCCGACGGGCCCTGCTTCGTTGCAGGTGGTGTGTGCTCCAGGCGAGATCTATAGCCTTACCAGTATCGACGCCTTGGCATATTCGACCCTTCCGGCCGATACCACTCACTCGATCATGAAGCAGGGCATTCTGCTTGATGGTGTGACATTGAGTTGTCCAGCGCCTGGCACGACCGGCCAATCGATCAACTACCTGGTGCAGGTAACCTATCAGGACTCCGATTCGACGCCAGTCCTGCTGCCTTATTACAACAGCGCCAACCCTGCACTGCCTTACAGCGGCATGGGTAACAATGGGCTGACCCAAAATACCAATCGTAAGGGTATTGCCGTTGTCGCCGTTAAAGCGGGCGCTTCTGCAGTTACCGGCAGTCAGGTGACGCCGGCACCGGATGCTGGCTACATCGGCCTCTACGTGGTGACCGTTGCTTTCGGTCAGACCACCATCACTGGCGCAAGCATCGCGCAGTACAGCGGCGCCCCCATGTTGCCGAGCGGGTTGCTACAGGCCGTGCAGAACGGCGCAACTGCTGGGGCCATTGATATAGGCACTGCAAACGCCTACGCGGCCAACTTTACGCCAGCGATTACCGCGCTGACCGACAGGATGATGCTTTGCATTAAGGCGACAAACGCTAACACCACTGCCAGCACCTTTACTCCTGCTCCGGGTGTCATCGCCCCATCTCCGATTGTTGGTGGGGCACATGCGGCGCTGCAGGGCGGTGAAGTGGTAGCCAGCGGTGATCTTTGGCTGCAGTGGAATAGCTCCATTGGTGCCGGCTCCTGGGTGCTGGTTGACTCGACTGGTGGCGGACAGCAAATCGCGCCAGCCACTAAATCCCAGCATGCCATTCAACTTGGGCAGGCAACTGGAAGATTGTTGCGTACGACGATCTATCGAAATAACGGCGGCACGCTGCAGTCGTCGGTAGACGGGGCCGCATTCGCTAACGTCGGGTCTACTTTTGTAGCGCACACTTCGGCGATCTTCGCGGAGGGAGAGGTCCTTGGCGGTGGAGCATCAGGCGCTAACGCTGCAGCTACCGGTGCTGGACAAATTTCAGCGGGGCCAGGTGGAGGTGCCGGTGGATGGTCGTATAAGCGGGCTGCAATCGCGTCATTCAACGGCGCAACAATTGTTGTTGGTGCTGGTGGCACTTCAAGCGCCAACCAGGCGGGCGGGACAAGTGCTATCGGCGCACTTATCAGTGCGACGGGTGGGCTCGCTGTAGTGACTGGTCCTGCCGCAACGGCAACCGGCATCCCGTTTGGCATCTCTATTGGTGGAACTGGCAGTGGTGGCGACATCAACGCTGATGGAGGGGTAGGGGATTTCTCTCTTTACACAACTACTCCACAAAGTGGTACGGGAGGCAGCTCTCGTTATGGTGCCGGTCCTAGCGGAGTTGGCGGCGTCGCAACGACTGGCGCGGTAGGCAATAACGCTGCAAGCCCTGGCTGTGGCGGTTCTGGCGCTGCTTGCGGCGCATCGGTTGCTGCACCAAAAGCTGGTGGCGCTGGCGCCCCAGGTTTAGTAACAATCAGAGAGTGGGCATAATGAAAACATACGCACGAATTGACCGCGGAATCTTCATGGAGCTTATTGAGCCAAGAGCTTATGACTCAGAGGCATGGGACTGGATTGAGGGTGATCCAAGCCGTATTGGCGAAGAGATCCCTATTGAGCTGCGTTTCCCGGCTGCGCTAGTGGCGACGATGGTTGACATCACGGATCTCGATCCACAGCCACAGCTTGGCTGGACCTTCGACGGCACTGTATTCGCTGCGCCCGTTCCTTATCAACCATCCCCAGAAGAGATCCTTGCTGCAAATGAGGCTGTGCGTGCGGCGTTAATAATGCAAGCATCACAGGCCATGGCGCCGATTCTAGTGTCACTCCAGCTTGGCGATGCGACTGATGATGAGACCGTTAACGCGAGAGCCTGGCAGACATATTACCGAGCACTTCAGGCGGTCGATGTTAGTGCATCAAGCCCTATCTGGCCGGTTGCCCCGACATAAGCTTTCCTTACCTGAAAGTTGCTGCGCTGGTATGAGGAATATCTCCATAATGGAGATTTGTGTCCGTAAAGACCCACGAAAGCGCAGCAACCACCAAAAGAATAGCGAAGGCGCCCAGCATAATCTTGGCTAGATCTTTCAGCGTGAGCGATCTTTCGTCAGGATCGTCATTCCACATAGGGTCGGGCTTATTACGTTCCATGTTCGATCCTGGGCCGTGATAGTTGGGTAGGTCAATAATGGTAGTTGAAATCAAATGATCCAGCTATCCGAAGATTAATCAGATCTAAATCCGCCGGCCTAGCGCCGGCTTTTTCATGTCTGGAGAAAGCCATGCCCATCACCGCGCAGCAACTGCTGCAGATCCTCCCGAACGCCAGCAAACAAGCCGGCGTTTTTGCGTCTGCGTTGAATTTGGCGATGGACCGCTACCAGATCAACACCCGGCTGCGGATGGCGGCCTTCATTGCCCAGGTCGGGCATGAATCCGGCCAGTTCAACTGGGTGAAGGAACTGGGCGGCGACCAATACCTGAGCAAGTACGACACCGGGGCGCTGGCCAAGCGACTGGGCAATACGCCCGAGGCTGACGGAGACGGGCAGAAGTACCGCGGGCGCGGCCTGATCCAGATCACCGGGCACGACAATTACCTGGCGTGCAGCAAGGCACTGTTCGGGGACGATCGGCTGTTGCGCACGCCTGAGCTGCTCGAGCAGGCCGAGTGGGCCTGCAAGTCGGCGGCGTGGTATTGGAACTCGCGGAACATCAATGCGCCGGCCGATGCCGGTGATTTCGAGCTGGTCACCCGGCGCATCAATGGCGGGGTAAACGGCCTGGCCGAACGCCAAGCGTTCTATGCCTCGGCGCTGAAGGTGCTGGCATGACTTCCATCTGGCTACGGATCCTTCCTTATATAGCGGCGGCGCTGCTGGTGGCTGGCGCACTGTTTGGCGCCTATCACCACGGGGTGAGTGTCACAAACGTGACATGGCAGGCCAAATGGAACGCACGCGACACATCGGACGCGCTCGCCAAGGCTGCAAACGAAGCCGTCGAGCGCGACAAAGAGCAAGCCCGTCAACTCTCCATCAACAAGGCGATTCAAGATGGCCAACAGATCATTGACCAAGCAACTGCTGATGCTGCCGCTGCTCGCGCTTCTGCTGACAGCCTGCGCGGGGCAGCCGACAACCTTGCCCGTCGCCTCGCAGCCAGTCAAGCCAGCGGCAATTCCTGCACTGCCGCCGCAAGCCAGGCAGCTACCCGCGCCGCAATGGTGCTTGCCGACGTGCTCAAGCGCGCTGACCAGCGAGCGGGCGATCTGGCTGAAGTTGCTGACCAAGCCAGAGCCCGCGGAGTGACCTGCGAACAGGCGTATGACGGTCTCGGCCGATAGGTCTATGCCTGCGGCGTTACAAGATCGGCCCACTCCTGCATCATCGCCCGGCGCTGCTCAAGGTAAGCAGCATGGTTGTACACGTCACGGATGAAGCTGCTGTCGGCGTGGGCCAGTTGGCGTTCGATCCAGTCACGATTATGGCCTCGGCCGTTCATCTCCGTAGAGAACAAGTGCCTGAAGCCGTGTGGCGATTGCTTTCCGGTGAGCCCGCAGGCATCCATCACGTTGTTCGCGTAGTTGGTGCCGATCGGCGCGGTTGAATCGCTCCGGCCAGTGAACACGTAGCGCAAGTGTCCGGTAATGGGCAGCATGCTTTTCAGCAGTGCGACAGCCTGGGTCGACAGCGGGACCGAATGGTCCCTGCGCATCTTCATCTTGGCGGCCGGCGTGGTCCAGATGGCGGCGTCCAGATCAATCTCCGACCATTCGGCGCGCCTGACTTCGCCAGGGCGAGAGGCGGTGTAGATCATCAGCATGAGTGCGGTGCGCAACTGTTGACCAGATGAGCACTGCTGAATGGAGGCCATGGTCTTCGGCATTTCGCTGAAGGGCAGGAAGGGGTGCGGCTTGTGCTGGGCCATCTTCTCCGTGACGGCGTGCATCTCGGCGGTCGGGTTGACGTCGAGCAGGCCAATGGCGATGGCGTAGCTGAACACCTGCCCGGTTCGCTGCCGTGCTTTGACAGCAGTGGCCACTGACCCGCGCTTCTCGATACGTCGTATCAGGCTGATGACGTCGGAGCGCTTGATAGATTCGATTTGCCGATCGCCGAAAGCGGGCAGCACATCCAGCTCCATCAGGTTGCTGATGATCCGGTATGTCCCGGGTGAAATGCTTCCTTTCCTGAATGCCAGCCATTCGTCGTACACCCGACGGAACGTGCGGCCCCCAGCCTCGATCATCTCGGCCTTCTTTTCCCTTCTCGAATTGCGCGGATCAACTCCTGTCGCAATGTCTTCCCGCGCCGCGTCTCTACGTGCGCGCGCTTCCTTTAGGCCGGTGTCCGGGTACGTCCCTAACGAAATACGCGCCTGCTTCCCAAGCCAAGTAAAACGGAAATGCCAGCTCTTGATGCCGCTGGTGGCTACATAGAGGGAAAGCCCCAGTGAGTCTGGAAGCGTGTAAGCCTTGTCCTTTGGCTTGGCCTGCCTGGCTGCGGTGTCCGAGATTGCCAC